ACACAAGTGCCGATGCTGGCGTGTTTGCTGAAACCGGCCAAGCTATTCGTTTCTTTACGAATGGCAGTGTTACCGAAAAAGCCCGCATCACTGACGACGGAAAATTAGGTCTGGGGACTAGTAGCCCCAGCTATCGTCTCCACGCTGTTCAAGCAAGTGAACAAACAAATCCTGAAAATGATGCTGGCGCATATTGGTTATTCCAAAATTCAAGCACAACACTCAACACATGTAGTGCTTTGTCATTGGGAACAAACAACGATATTGGAACGACTATTGTTGCTCAACGTGTAGGCGCCAATAACGAACACGTCTTAAAATTCCAAGCACGAAATAGCTCTGGATCTCTTGGAACGCGAATGACCCTTACGGGCTCAGGGTCGTTAGGGATTGGCACTACTGCGCCTGCCACAAAGCTGGAAATTGGAGGCGGCTCAGGGTATACCGTTGATCTTCGGCTGCGGGCAAATCCTGCAGATCCAAACTACTATTCAGACCTGACACACACTGCTACTGAAGGGCTAGATCTTTCCGTTGAAGATTTCGGTTACGCCGATACAAGGCTTCGTTTGCGTCGTGGTTTTATCGGTGTCAATACCGCTACGCCCGCAACAGGATTAGACGTAGTAGGAGTTACTGGTTTAGGCGATCCGTTTAGAGTTAGTAATAGCACGACTGAGTTTTGTCGCGTTGATGCTTCGGGACGCCTCTTAGTTGGCACGTCTAGTGCTCGTGGCAATGTCTATGGCGGTTTTTCTCCTTATTTACAACTTGAAGGAGGAAGTGTAAATGGACAAGACATGATATTGATTACTCGTAACCAAAATGATATTTATGGTCCTCATTTAATTTTAGCAAAAAGCAGGGGAACTGCAAACACAATCGTTGCTTCTGGAGACTTACTTGGGACTGTTTCCATGGTCGGAAATGACGGTTCCAGCTTCATTCAAGCTGCCCGCATTGAAACTTTTGTAGACGGCACCCCCGGCGCTAACGACATGCCGGGCAGGTTAGTGTTCTCCACTACCGCCGACGGAGCGAGCAGCCCGACGGAGCGGATGAGGATTGACTCCTCAGGCCGCGTAGGTCTGGGGACTAGTAGCCCCGGTAATGCTCTTCACGTTGCTGGAAACATTCAAACGGGAAGTACAACAGACACGATTTTCACAAATAAGTTGTCAGTTGTATCATCCGCTGCGGACCTTGCACTTGATGCCTCTTCCGCAAACATCACACTTTCAGCCGGAGGCTCAGAACGCGCCCGCATCGACAGCTCCGGCAGGTTGTTGGTTGGCGTATCTAGTGCGTCTACCACCTCTACCACCGTCTTTCAAGGCAACTCGGGCGGCACCACTTCTCACGCAATCGCAAACTTACAGAGAGGAACAACAAACCCAGGCACAAATCTTTCGCTGGGATTTGTTCAATTTGCCGATTCTGCTGGTTCTGTGGGAGCGCAAGTATATGCGCAAACAGATGCCGCATGGGCTTCAGGCTCATATCCAGGGCGCCTAGTATTTTCCACTACCGCCGACTTAGCGAGCAGCCCGACGGAGCGGATGAGGATTGACTCCAGTGGCCGCTTAGGCCTGGGGACTACTAGCCCTAGTGTTAATCTCCACATATCAAGCTCAAGTAGTCCAAAACTCCGCATTGCAGATCCTGGGACTTCTGCAACTTCTTTTGGCCAAAGCAACAGCGGTTTGGAGCTTGTTGGCGGCAACAGTAATACTACTGCAAAATACATGCCGGCTATTAAGTTCGGCTCTACAGATAGTGCTTTTACAACAACCACGCCAAAGTTTGGTGCTGCTATTACCGCTGAAGCATCAGAGGCATACGATGCGGATACTGATGGCGGCATGTCCCTTGCTTTTTGGACAACACCAAATGATCCAGGAACAGGAGGAAGTCTTCAGCAACGCCTCACCATTCTGAACTCAGGCAACGTAGGAATCGGTACCGCTGGACCTGGCGCCCTTTTAGATCTTGCTGCAAGTAACGATGGCGCAACAGGTACAACAGCTAACAACACCCTTCGTTTTACAGATACTGATGCCAATACAGAGGCAGATCAGCCCATTGGCAAAATTGAATGGTATAGCGCAGACACTTCCTCACCGGGAGCCCGCGCTGTTAGTTACATCATGTCTTCTGCCGCTGGTACGAACAGTGGCGGTGATATTAGATTTGGCATTAGCGCAAACGCGGGCACAGTAACTGAAGCCGCTCGCATCGACAGCTCGGGCCGCTTAGGTCTGGGGACTAGTAGTCCTGGGGGTTTGCTGCACGTTCAAGGAGTAAGTGGTACTTACCCAACCTCAATAATCAATCACTCAGCCATCGATGTCGAAGGCGAATTCCTAAGGGTTGGACGTACCGATAGCACGGCTAGATACCATTCCATTTACGGCAAGCAATCTGCAACAGACTCCAGTAATTATTTGCAATTCCGCGTTCACGACGGAAGCGCAAGCAGCCCGTTCACAAGTCAGGCAACGGTAATGACCCTCACCGGTCAAGGCCGCGTAGGGATTGGCACTACGAGTCCTAGCGAGTTGTTGCATTTATCCAGTGGGCACATGCTGTTGTCCAGCGGTTATGACATTAAATCCCCTGACAACTTTGCTATTTTTGATACCGCTAGTTCTATTGATAGATTTGGTTTTTCAACTGGCAATTCATACAACACTCGTTCAGGTGGAACGCATGCTTTCAGTATCAATAGTTCAGAAGTAGCCCGCATCGACAGCTCCGGCAGGTTGTTAGTTGGCACGTCTTCTGCGCGTGCCCTGCAATTTGCAACTCCAAAACTCCAGGTAGAGGGCACTGGGTACACGGAAGCTCATGCTCAGATATGGGGAAACAGTAACGACGCTCAAGGCGGATATCTAACTCTTGGCAAAAGTAGAGGCGCTGGATGGACTGTTGTTAGTAACAACGACATTCTTGGGTCTATTGAATTTATAGGGGCAGATGGCACCGATAACACTAATGCCGCAACTATTAGATGTTTAGTCGATGGCACCCCAGGCAATAATGACATGCCGGGCAGGTTAGTGTTCTCCACTACTGCCGACGGAGCGAGCAGCCCGACGGAGCGGATGAGGATTGACAGTGCAGGTAAGCTATTGGTGGGCGCATCTAGCTCCTCTGGCAATGGTGAACTTTTGCGTGTTGCCAAAGCTTCTACGGGTACTGAAGGAGCAGGAATTAATTTTTCTGGCACATACGTATTAGCAGATGACGCAAGCCAAACGGTTACACTTCCGCACGCCGCTATGTTTATGGTCACGAACCAAGATGCCGGGCAAGGCGGCCTGCTCTTTGCTACGTATGACTCAGCAACTATAACCATTGTTTCAGATCCCTCCAGTATCTTTGCGACCAGTGATACTGACGGAAAGCTCTGCGTGTTTAAGTCGGGCAGTTCTAACAATGTAACTGTAAAAAACAGGCTCGGAGCTTCGCGTACTATAGGAATAGGCAAACTAACCATTCTCTAAATAGACGTGTAGTACTACTCGTTAAAACGTCTGGGGCGGCTACACAGTCGCCCTTTTTGCTGCGTTGCAGTAAGGTGGTGGAGCAGCGGTGCGTCAACACCCTGCCCCTGGCCACGATCCCCTAGAGACCATGACCCAAGAACTTTATCCCAAGCTCACGCCTGCCGAATGGCTTGAGCAGCGCGAGAACCACATGGAGAAGCATTCCGCGTGGGTTCGAGATGGCGTTGTAAAACTGGCTAACAACGAGGATCCGCACTACACGGAAGTTTTTGAAAGCCGTGAAGAGGTGGAGCGCTTTGTTGCCTACCTGCTTCAGAAAGCTGATGAAGCTTGGCCAAAATAATCAGATCAAACCTCAAAAACGTAAAAACCTGTTGAAAGATAATATAGGTACTTAAATACCTTTATACAAACTAATCATGTCTGACATCCAATACACCTGGGCCATCGCCAATCTCGAGCGACACACAGCCGACGGAATTGTGTACACGGCCCACTATACCGTTAACGCTAATGATGGTGTGTATACTGCCGGAGCTTATGGCTCTATCGGCTTCGAAGCACCGGCTGAAGGCGACCCTGTAATCCCCTATGCCGAACTAACTCCCGAAATCGTGATTGGCTGGGTCAAGGATAAGCTGGGCGGCGAAGAAAAAGTCGCCGAGATTCTCGCGGCCCTGGAGTCACAGATCCTAGAGCAGCGTGCTCCCAGCAAAGCCTCAGGCCTCCCCTGGGCTGGCTGAAGAGGCGATCTTCTCCACCGTCCCTAACATCCGCTCTAGGAATTGTTCCGGCAGCCGACCTTCCAGGTCGGCTTTTGCGGTTTCTGGGGTATCGGGCCATCCGGAGGAAATATACGACACGAACTCCTTGAGCTCATCGATGCTAACATACCTACCTGGCAGCAAATCAAGCATCGATCCGGTATACACCAGCACATCGCCGCTAGGCAAGATAATCACATCGCCTGGAGACAGGTCCTGGCGGGCCGGAATCGGGTCGGTGTTTTTGCGGAGGATGTAGATCGAGGGGCGCATAGAGAGGTGTGGTGTTACTTGTGGGGGGCCGGGCCCGGCTACGCCGGAGCCCGGATGTACAGATCGTCAGTATTCCCCTTCCGGATAATCCTTAATCTCGGATTCGCCAGCGAAGAGCGAATCGAGGGCCTGCTCGAGCTGAGCGACCATCGTGTTTACGAGATGAGGGTTTCTCGAGACCTTGGCGTCGGCATAAGCATCTACGAGCTGGGCAAGATCCTTCTTGGTCATGGTAGGTAGGGAAATCATGAGAGTACGTGGTTTACCACACCTCTAATTATACCATACACACTGGGCCGTTGAAAGCTAGGTAGCACTGAAACCCGCTTCGATGGCTGAGAACATCAGAAATTACGACATAAGTCGCACGTTCGACAATGTCATTTTAACAACTGTCACAGGCAGTCCGGACACCGATGGCGTACCCGACTCTTTCCTGCCTTACCCTTATACCGGCAACACAGCCCTCCGAGATCAGGGTAGGCTCCAGGACGGATCAGGAAACGAAATCCCCCTCGTCCTCTCCAGAAATCTCATCGAAGTCGAAGCCGCACCCGCCAGCGCGTATTCGGTCGTCCGCCGAGCCGACGCAGTCGGCATGCACGCCGCGATGTTTATCAACTCTTTGATTTGGTCCTGAGATAGACGTTCTACCCACCCTTGCCATGTTCCTCCCCTCAAACACCTCTACCAACCGCTTCGCGTCACCCACCAACACAGAAGGCGCTGAGGCCGGCCGCCTGCTCACCGTACCCACTAGCGGCGAAACCGATGACTGGAAAAAGAACTTCGTACTGGTCACATCGTTATTGTTGTGTAACAAGACGAGCGGTAACCTCGCCGTCTCAGCGAAAGTGGTTAACGGGGTGACCTCCGCCTACCTCCTCAACGGTCTCAACCTACCACCCAACACCTCCTACGACGTGATTAATGGGAATAAGTTTACCCTGAAGGAGGGCGATATCCTCTACGTCTGGCACGGCAGCACGAGTGCGAACGCACTCGATACTATCCTATCCTACACGCTCCACCGGCCCCTCACAACCTACGACATCTGATGTTAGAGAATATCTACAAGGTGGATGGTAAATACCCCGATCCGCACGAGGTTGAGAGAGAGCTGAAAAGGTTATCCGAAAGTCCCGAAGAATACGCCAAAGCGAAAGCCGAACTCCGCGAAGCTGGTTTAGGTTCTCACCCCCTACTTAGCCGTTTTCTCGTTGAAAGCTAAGGTAGAGGATATTAAACGATGCGGTACATTCCAGATCTGGCCTCGGATGTCATAGTCCAGGTACCAGAGGACAAAAACGCCTACATCAATGTCCGGAACATCGGTGCGAGTGGCAGGGGAGACCTGGAATTTACTGGCACCGTTACCGACATCGATGCCGAAGGCGTTGTAACAATCAGCAACATCGATGATGGCGAAGGTAATTCCATCTTTCAGTATACCGACGTACTGAAGAGCGGAGTAGGGATTCAACTCTTTGGGTATAGAACCCCGGGGCTAGAGGAAACCCCTATTCTCTCCGTATCATCCTCGAGCGTCGTAAACGTTGATTTTTCCGGATCTCTTGGGGCAAACCCCAACCTCGCCCCACTCACCTACTACGTTTTCGGCTTCGACCCGCAAACCGGTCGCTTACCGTTCTTCCGGTCAACCGTAACGGTAGGGACAAAAGTCTTGAACCCCGACCTCTGGGGAACCGAACAATACGTACAACTAGACTTCATCCGAACATCTCAATACGCTTTGCCGGTCATCTATCGGGTCTGGGGTAGCCGGGTCGATTTTCTCGGAGTCATTGGCAACAACAAGATTGGCTATCCAGGGTCGGGAACCCAAGCCTTTCGTGACCTCGGCCTCCTCGAGATTCCTGGCTGGGAATCCGATCCCCTTCTCCCCTACTTCCTCTCCAACGTCTTCTCTGTAACCGGAGTCGATGCGACGCAGATTAGGAAAGTAGTTGGCAAGGAGCGCGTAACGATATTGCCTAACCAGCTCGGCACCCTGCCCTCCTACATCCAATGCACTGGCCTATCAGCTAACTCTCAGCTACAAGCCGGAGACACCGTAACATTTACTCTCGACGATACGAGTTTTGTCCAAACAGCCATCAACCTCGCCTCAACCAGTGATGTAAAGGAGATATTTTTCCCCGCCGGCATCTACAATGTGGCGGATACGTTTTTCACCAATACATCTCAATCCAACTTCTCTAACATCTCGATCCGAGGTGTGGGAGACGGATCGGTGATTAGGCGGCTACCGTGTACGCTGAGTAATCCGGGCAACCCTGGCATCTTGAATTTCACCGGAGAGTCCGTGTCACCTCGTGTGCGAGGTATTCGCCTGCGCTCAATAGCCTTCGACGGCAATCGGACCGAATCGTTCTCCCAGGTATCCCCCATCACCTCCGAAGTAGGCCTGCAGATCCGTTACGCGGACAACGTTGTCATCAACGACTGTACGGTGACCGGGTGCGGAGGCGGTGGCATCGCCCTCTACGACACCAAAGGCGCATCGTTGATTGGCAATACGATCAGGTTGACCGGTCGCTCTTACGAGCAGACCGTATCTCCTCTCCTCATCGATACGAGTGAGAACGTGGTCGCCCAAGCCAATCTCCTCGAGTTCGCCACCACCGGCCCGAAGGTGATAAGCACAGATTACAGTACGATTAATGGAAATATCATCAGGGCCTGCGGAGACAACGGCTTAGTCCTCGAGACCTCGTTCCAGTGGAACGCGCAGGGGAACCTGGCCTACAGCGACAACGACTCGTTAATCCGCTCCATCGACACGTATAACAATGAATATAGCAAAGCGGCCATCGAGGTGAGATCGGGCTTCGCTCTCGATCCAGTGTATATGACCGTAACGCTGGGTGGCGAGTCGGTAGGTATACTCAAAAATTCCGTAAACGCCGACATCTACGCACTCGACTCCTCAGGGATCAAGACCACCCCCGCCATCGGTGCGTTCCGTGTCCTGGAGACTTCCGCACAACTCGAGGCGGGCATCTTCTCTCTCACTCTCCCAGCCACTACCTCAGCTAACTACAACGGTAAGACGATACCGGCCACAAACTCGTTGACAAACGCTGACGGGTACATGTACGAGGTTAAGGCTACCGTCCTAATCGGACGAAACCTCTCCCCTCTTTCGATTCTCAGTGCGACGGTGGGTGGCAACCAGTACGTAGCTGTGCGCCTTAGAAATCCCAGTGATATCTTGGGCTTCCAGATCTACTCCGCATCGAGTCCGGAAAACGACAGGATCAAAATCACCGGTTTCGATAACACCAACCTAGCCGGTCTAGATCAAGATGTAGCGTACACTGTGATTGGCATAGATACCGACACTAACTCCCTCCTGCTAAACCCAATCTCCGGCCTCACTTTGACTACCACCCCCATCGAATTCTTGGGCGGCTCCTTGTACATCCAGCGGTCCGATTATTTCGTGGCTGACGGCAACCTCATCGTTCACTCCTGATCATGGCTAACAAACAAACAATTATCGGTAAGACCGCCCCCGTTCCCCTTGGCCAACAGAAGGCCGTCAACTCGTTGCCTGTCGTCTTCGCTGAAGACCAGCCACCCATCCCTGTCGAAGAACAAAATAAAGTCCAGTCAGAGGTCGCACTTAGCTTGCTGGGTATCCCCCGGGCCGAAGTAGCCCTAGGCATCTTCGCTGACGTCAACACGTACGATGTTAATCCGTCCGAGTGGTCGCAAGTCCCCCTGGAGAACGATCCGGATACCGGCACGGGGGTGAATCACTTAGCGACCGAGGCCGGCGCGGAGCTGGTGGCAGCGGAAGGCCAGACAACCATTCTTACCTCTAAGCGATTCTTTAGGTATCAGCCTGGCCGCGTATCATCGTCCACGATGGGCGTTAAAATGAATCGCACGCTATCTACCTACGACGCGGCTACGCCTAACCGTAACACGATGAAGGGCGCTCCGACCATCAAAAAGTGGGGCATTTTTGATAAGTTCGATGGGTATTACTTCGAGATTGTTAATGGTGGCGATCGTAACGACTTCAGGTGTATCCGCCGCACCCAAGCCCTCACACCATCCCAACCCACTGGCATCGAATCCACCAGTGATGCGTGGAATCGCGTCGCGTCGTTGAGCGGTACGAGTAACATCAAGGGGGGCAACTGGGGCGTTGTTGGCACCGACCCTGTCATCTACCGAAACGGCCTTTGCTATGTCGCAGCCGCTATCTACGACCCGAGCCTGTGCTATGCCCCCGCCGATGTCCGAGCCATCGAATCTGCGCCCAACACCCTCTCCGATTACGAATCGGATGCTGGCTATGCAGTGCGTCTAGCCTACCGCGATGCGGGGGGTAGTTTCATCGAACACCTGTCTGGCCGGCAGTTTCAATTCCCCCTCGACCAACGCGAGTCCGATACCTACACCAGCCTGGAGTACGAGGGGTGGAGGACCAACAACGAATTCCTGAAGCCCGCTTCAGAGTATATTCGTCTCGATGCTCATTGCAGATGGGAAGATATTGTCACTAACCTATCTCGTGGCAACGGCACCGGCTTCACTGGTGAGATCGGGTTGTCCGGCGACGCCCTTGACGTTAATGTTGATAACGCCCGCTTCGGCTATGATACCGATCCGAGTGAGGTTAACAGCGGTGTGAAGGTCTGGAACCTTCTTGTCACAGTTCAAGGCGGTACGCAAGTCAGCAATAGCGATTTCGACAATGCGTTTGGCGCTGATTCTCACCGCAGTGCAGAGAAAGAGTACGATACCGCATCGGCTGACCCCGGAACAAAGAACATCACCCTGAAGGAATGGTTTAGGCTCTGTGTGCCCCCTCAATACCGCACAGTATATGAATGGCGACCCGTGCGTGCCATGTTCAGCGCCGACCAACTCAACGGTCAAAGCGATAACATTGTCCGCTGGAGCGATGTATCCACCGCCAACGTCGACCCCACCATCATCGGCGTAAAACGCCCAGGCGACCCTGTCGAACTCAACGGCCAGACTCTCACCGCACCCTCCGTCTACGATGTCGACTTTACAAAAGTCACGATGTGGAAGATCGACTTCTCGTGGTACGGAGCCGTAGGCGCGTTGTTCCTTTGCTACGTTCCCGTAGGAAACGGCGAAGCGAGGTGGGTTCGTGTCCACCACATGCGGGCATCTAACCAACTTGATGTAGCGTCGTTGGGTAACGCGACGTTGCCTATCACCTATCTCACCCACTCCGGCCTCAGCAATGGTTTGCCTGACTCCAAGAGTAGCCTGGTGAAATACGGTGCGTCGTATTACATCGATGGTGGCGATAAAGGTACAGTTAAGCTTCTCTCTAAATCCTCCGACTACGCTAAGTCTGTAGCCTATGGTGGCATCAAGACCACTGTGGCCACAGCGCCTGCGGCGAATTATTTTAGCATCTTAGCGTCTGCTGTACCTCAGGCCGACAAGGATCAGTTGATCGGATCGTATCTTAAGACCGACACAACGATGAGGGTGATTTGGGTAGAGAATGAGAGTACGAGGGTGAGGCTCTACTTTAACAAATCTACTACTTTCCTCAGCAATGGAGATCCTATCGAGTTGATGGTGCCTCGTCGTCAAAGGGCGATGGTAGCGTTGAGGGCAAAAGACGAGGTGACCAATACGACCGGTACGCCTATTCGCAACCGCATCCAGCTTTATCCAATCAAATACGGCATTGGTGTTACCCAGCCCGCAGCGGATACGTCGAATAACATTCTCACCGTAAACTTCATCAAAAACCCTCTTCTAATTACCAACAACCTCGACAACTCTGCTCTCTCTCAAACCTACGCCATCACTCTATATAGTATCTCTGGATCACCGCAATTCGGGTTTGACCTGGGTTCTGGCACAGCTCCTAGGGAAATCGATTCGGGCGTCAACATTTCCAGTGGCGATTTCTCAACCCTCCAGACCCTCCTGCCCTCCGACGGTTCCTACCTCCACTGCTACATGCGCGGAATTGCGACGGGGTCAGTGCCAGTGGGTGGTTTTCCTGCCAGTCCTTCTGTATCCGAAGACTCAGTCCTGGTGAGGTTCTTCAGGAAAGGTAGCAACTACTATGTTCAGAATTACACCGCTCAGCCAGAGCCTGTAACCGTCTACGGATCTTTGCTGCCCGTACGAATGTATACTTTCAACGCCGAAGGTACCATCACCTTATTTACTGGCGACTTCGTTCACACGAAGTATGAAGATCAGAAGAAGTGGAATGAAACTGACAAAGTCGGTAGTTTCGAATCCATCGCGCAGTTGTCAGGAGCCTCGGTATCTCAAGACTTCCGCCTCTCCCCCGTCGCCAATACCGGCAACACTATCTTCTCGCTGTATACAAACCCGGGAGGCTCGCAATACGACCTGACCGACTACTTCGCGTATAACAAAGAGTATATCTCCTTCCCTCTAACCAACGAGGTCGATATCCTCTGCGCATACACGATGTGGGAATCGACATCGGCCACCTCTCAACCATCTACCCAACTCTCCATCGTCAACTCTTTGACTTGGGAGGAGCAGTGAGGTATGGCTGGTAAACAATCTATCCGGGCAGATAAAACTCCACCTCGGCGTAGCCGAGGAGTCAAGCAGATGGTGGACATTAGGGGCCTCGCCCTGTCCACCGAGCAAGGCGCACCGTTGGTCACAGAGAAAGAGGAGTATAGACGCAGCGAGTACGGGGCTGACACGGCACCGAGTGTTGTGGTTGACTCAGAGTCTTATCAAACCGACGGTCTGAGTAGTCAGAACATTTTTAGCAAGGGAAGCCCAGCCGCTCTGCCTATCGTCGAGCAATTCGCCGAGCAGAGTCAGGTGTCCAGGTCGTTGCTGGGCATCAATCGCGAAACCACTCAGCAAGGTTTGTTCGGCAATGTCTCGACATATGGCTTAGACCCCAAAGACTGGAGAGTGGATGTAGGGGGCTATGAGGATTCTGAGGGAATGCAGTGGTGGACAAGACGTCCTAGCTCGAGTGGCAACTACTACCCATCTCGATTCACCGAGGACAGCAGGAACGCGGCTATTGTACTGTCAGCTAACCCCACGCCCTTCCTACCCCCGGCCAAACCTGGCATCCAAGACCAACTAATCAATCCTGGTGGGGCTGAGAGATACACAAGCTGGGGACAATATATCAATTCTATCGTAGCCTTATACCTATTCAGGTACATGACGGAGAATTTCTCTACCTCACTGCGTGAGCAGTTTAATCTCGGCTACCTACTATCGACTTATCCCGACTTCGACGAGTTATATTGGGACAAGATTTGGTTAGATATTAATCAAAACCGCTTCGGTCCTGTCAGCAACTACCCTGTACTCCCCACCGGACAAGCCTACAACTTCAATACAGTCAGCATCACTAACTGGCGAAACAACCCATTGTTGTGGGGAACAAGCAATGTGATTATCACCGAGGCGACAAGCCGCCTACCCCAAGACCTCGATGTATCTTGGGACTCCTTCTTCTTCAGCAGCACGAGGGTATACTATCCCTCCGGACGCCCCGAAGATAAAGGCCACTACAGGATCCGTACGAATCCACAAGCCGAGTTATGGGAGAAATACTTCGGTCTTCGCTGGGACGAGATGAGGGAGGACTTGAAGAATTGGGAGTTCACTGTACACCCTGATCTCTCCACTGTAACCCAGCTCGAGAAAGACCTCAAGCTTCCCTACTTCGTCCTAGACACCCCAGTCCTACCAGACAAAGTAAACAATGTCTTCTCTACATCCTGGCCTCAAACGCAAATCGGATTGCCGACCAGCACCAACCGAATCGGCGGATCGCAGGGCATCCGAAGCGAAATCACACTAAAATCGATACGGTCGTTCAGGTATCAGCCCGGCCGGATTAGCGGGTTCACTTATGGTGTAAAAGTCAGTGAGATAGGAGCTGGACCAGGAACAATCCTGGAGTTTGGCATCGAGAATGATACTGACTCGTATATGTTCCGTCTTAGCAACGGAGCTAACTTCTCAGTAGTAAGACGTTCCATCGTTCCCCTCGAGGATACCAACTTCTTGCGCGAAGCGAGGTATCCGGAAAACACCCGAACCGTTATTCGTAATGGCCAGGTCCAGTACGAGACGGTCATCGAACAAAATATCATGAACGGTGACCCGTTAAGCGGTGAGGGCCAGAGCGGTTATATTCTCGATCCCGACACCGTCACCATGTACAAGATTGAGTTTGGCTGGTACGGTGCGATTGGGGCTAGGTTTTATGCCTACATTCCCGTAGAGAACGGTGAGTGTAGATGGGTTACCCTTCACACTTTGGTGATCGAGAACCAACTCGGTCAACCATGCCTCGCCGACCCCTTCTTCTACTTCAAGTATCGCCTACTAATCACCGACTCCTCAACGATACGAGTCGATCAGTACGTCAATAAGTTCGGCGCATCGTACTACATTGATGGATACGATGAAGGCACGCTGTACACGTTGAATGCTCAGTCGAGGGTAAGGTATCTCCGTAACCCTGGTTTCTCAGAGTCTAAAACCCTTCTCAACGCCATCGACTGGACAACACTAATGGGCATTAAGCCCAGGCAGTTTGTTGTAAACCGATTCGGTACTGAGCTTTACAACAAGAAGGAGATTTTCCCTGAAAACCTCTTTGTGCATAGCCAGCAAGACTGTGAGATTAAGATCATCAGGCAAAGGGGTTGTCCGGAGTGGGCTTATACGCACCAGGAAGGCTACAGGTGGACCCTATTGCCCGAAGAACGCCGTCTGAAGGGTAAATTCACCATCGACCCCTACTTCACCCTAGACCGCCCTGCGATCGGCATCACATCAGACAACGCAGCGAGCTACAGTGCTGTGGCGGCATACAGCACGGCGTCGGCCGGTAACTTCAGAGATCCGACTGTATCAGCAAATTGGTCGGTGGGAAATCAGGTAATCAGGGTTGTGGGCGATGATCTGTACGGATTGTTTCCAGCCTCGCTGAGAGATTTTAGTGGAGACTCGCTGATTATCAAACTACAAAGGGATGGACAAGGCACACCGTATCTTTCTAACCGTAACCCCAGCCCTACTCCAACCAACATCTACCTGCCCAACCTCTACGCCCCCATTTCACCTTACGATCTGGGCTACGACATCGAATTCGACTACTTCAGGCGTGACCAAATCCTGCTCAGCACGGTCGATGTGCTAAGCGATGAGTTTTATATCTACTGGGTAGGTGGCCCAGGGTCCGGTCTCGACTCATCTCACGCATCTGCCCTACGCTTCGGTTTCATCTGGCCAGACACCACCAATCCTTCCAGCGACATCTACGCCACCACTTCCGACCCAGACTGGGGAATCGAACCGAATGCAGTTTGGGATGGCGAAAACTTCTATGAAGGTTTGCCTTACGATTTTGTATCGGACCATCCTGATAACACGGTGTACATCGAAACTAATCCGGTGGTTGTAGGGAATACGTACGGTCAAGAATCTGGTGAAACCACTACATATGGTGAGTTATCTAGCATCGATCTTAACGACTGCAGGGGATTATTCTGTAAGGCTGGTCGAGAACTCCGTTCAGACGTATCAATCATCGCTGAAGTAGATCCGGATACCCTCGTAACCACCTACTACATCTCCGACCCTGTGTCTCCCTGGCCCAATTTGGGTGAATCGTACACCGTCACAATCGTCCAAGGTGCATCGTCTGCGAACATCTCAACGACTGGTGGCATAGTCCGTACTGTCGATGACGGCGTAGCCTTATATCTCCTGCCTCTCGGCAATTCTCTGCCTGGCGGCATATCGGTAGGCGACGTTGTGGTATACTACAATGTTGTTTATATGGCCAGTATCGATAAACGATCAAGGGTCCGTAACATCCTCGTATCCCGCATCGCACCTGGTAATGTGCCTTTCATCCGTGTTTTCGTGCAAGGTAGACAGGGTGCTGAACTCGGTGGGGTGTGGATAGGCCAGAAAACAGCCAGAGGCATTGATGTCCGACCACTAACACCCCACCGTAGCACAGTATCTATCTCCGACTCCGAGACTGCCGACTATCATAGCCAGTGGTCAGCCAGTCCGAGTGCTAATGGAGCAGTGAAGGGTATTGTGGCCACGACGGTTCCCGATTCCCTCGGTCTACCAACCGCACCCACCTTCGATGCTAGTGAAGCCACCCTCGATACATTCAAATCTATACACAGTAATCCGAGAAAGTGTGGTAGCTTCTTGTCTGCTGGAGGAACTAATTCCGCCGGTATTTTCACCGAATCTCAGTACCCGATCAAATGGCTAACAGACAATAGCCTGGGATCCCCCCTAGCTACCTACTACGTATCCTCCAACACCCCTACTCAAATCGATTTGAACACGGTCTTCAACATTTCAGCCGAAAGCATTGTGAATGAAGATGACGGCAATCTTGCCACATTTATCATCGCTCGAGCCTTGAACAACATCGATGGTGGGGAGATCTATGTGTCCCTGAACTACTCCGAGCAGTGAGTTTCGTTGAAAGCTCGTATAGAGGGGTAGTATAACCGGAATGGCGGATTCATTTTTCTCCGGATTTGGCAGATTTTCACGTCCAGATATTGGCCTGAGGTCAGATAGCGTTAGTAATCTGGCTGAGATATTTGATTCCGACAGACGCGATGCGTTGAGGAATATCCTCATTCGCCCCGAGATATTAGATCGCATTTATGGTATATCCGAATCGATCAGTAGGGAAGATCTTCGGGCTGCCTCTGGTCTATCTCGACTCCTGCTGCCCTCCCTCCACCAGCTCTCTGAGATATATAACGACCGTATCCCTACTCGTCTATACACCAACAAAGAATTTTATTCGCCCCAATTCCCCCTCGGTGGTATCGGAGCACCCACCCTCAACACACCTAACGCAATCATCTACAACGGATCGATCCAGTGTGCGGGGGCACAGTACCGGTCCAACACAATAGGTACCAGCCTATTTAGTAGCCCGGTCAGACAGTCCGTAGCTCTCTCCACATCTCGTGCTAGCCTGTTCAACGCAGAGACTGATCCGGACAATGTAGGGTATTTCCTTAGTGCGAGGTATCCTGAATCGATTAGGGTGCGGCGTCGTTCTCACGTAAATAGAATCATACTACCAAAAACCTCGTTTCTGGCTAAATCGCCCATCGTCGAAAACCCGTCCCACGCCATAACCGTAAACATCGATAATGGAAATACAGGAACAATAACCCCAGTCAGATTACTCGCCACAAAGAATACCCCTCTCCGGGTGTACTGCCGGATGGCTACAGGCCGAGTCAGATTTACATTCACCGACTCCGTAGCCCCCTACTTCTTCGGCTACCAGATCCAACCTGCCCAACAAAGGCCTAACTCACCTGCCGTAGACTTCCTACCAGTAGACCAAAAGTTTCAGCAAACCGGATCCAGTACGTACACCCTCGACATCGATATTACAAGTACCGGTTACCAGAACCTCTACGACCTCTACCTATACCTCTATGTTAACCCGGAGAAGGTGGCTGGCATCGAGTTTGAGGGCATCGATATCAGGGAGTTCCCGGACCGCAAAGATCTCGGCCTGGTAGGGTTTAATAACCTTCGGACTTTTAGAGTATCCGGAGGATCGATGACAATCCTACCCCTCTGGCTAAAAACTCTCCGAACCACGCTTACCACCCTCGACCTCTCCGGATCCGGCGACACCTGGCGTAGCGGCCCAATGGGCTGGTTCGATATTAGGAATTCATCGGCCACACCTTCTTTCTCCCACCCCTTGTACACCGCAGCGGGATACCTGACTATCCCTAAGACCGGTGCGATGATTAATGAAGACGGGGATGACTGGTCAGATCAGTTGTTCGAGAAGTATATCCTCAACCAATCTCGCACCGCAGGTACCGACTATCGCCAATTCTCAGCCCTCACCTCTATCTCCCTAGGCGGTAGATTCTACGGCCGAAATCCCCGCTTCGACGACATCTTCCCCAACCTTCGCTCAGTCTCTTGGTCGAATAATCTCGATATTCAAGTAATCTTTGGTACACCGCCCAAGATTAATAACAACGGCGGAATTATAGACTACAATGTGAGTGGAACGGGGACCTCTGGACCCATCGAAGCGATTGGTACATCGGCAACGGATACAGACAACACAATCAATGGCCCTAGCCACATCTCCAAGTATAAGATAAATTCGTTTAATGTAGCCGGAGTCTATGGTCGAATTAACAATCTGACCGGCTATATCAACGACCCCTCCGAATCCTGGTCGAATTGGACGGGGACAACTACTTCCATCGATATCACTTACACCAACATCGATATCGATCTGCAGAGTGCGGTTTGGCAGAATCTGGTTTCCCTCGGCGCCTCGTTCTCCGGCGGAGCACAGTTCGTTAGCCCGACTTCCCCTCTACGTGTACCGAAGCTCCGCTCCCTTTCCCTGTACGGATCTGGGACAACCGGGCCAATGCCTACCCTCGGTTCCTCCCTGGATACTGGAAGCCTAGAATCCCTAAACATCGGGGCTTGCAACTCCATCAGCGCTGTGGTCTCGAATGGGATAAGTTACCTTCTCCCCGCCAGCTTCGCCACCTCTCGTTCCCTTGGAAACGAACATAGGTTGACAGATCTGACGGTAAACTACTTCTCACCAGCCTATCGTTTTAGAAACAGAGATCTGGATAACCTACACAACCTTACCTCTCTAAACACCGAGCGCAGCGGGCTAACCGGTAAATTCCCAGTATTCCCACTCAAACTACAGTATGAGACAGACACCAAATCGATCAGCATATACTCTCCTCTCTGTAACTTCTACGATCTGAGAAACCTCAGCATCAACTCATCGAACTTCTATTTTGCCAGAGATGTCCGTAGCCTGGTGTTTAATAGTCAGAACGCATCTGGTAGTGGCTGCTTATTGCCAACTTTCCAGGGTACATCTACCACCAACATTCAAACCGTAGACATCAGCAACTCTTTGCCTTCCACCTATCCCTCCGACTGGTCAGTCGCAGCGGTGAGAGGCAAATACGTCAATGACTCGGATTCATCGACATCTGTTTCTGGACTTTCTATGGTCCGATCTACGCAAACCGACCCTGACGACAACGTTTATACCCTTACCGGTGCAAGTAACTTCAAGCAGTTGGTCCAAGTGAACGACGTAATCAGAGCATCAGAGGGGGGTCCGGATCTCGCAAGGGTCTTGTCTGTCACAAATACGACTGTTACCATAGACTCTGATATACCCGGCTTAGTCCCATCCCCTCTCTACTTCGTACGGAGAACCATCAACACCTCTGACTGGTTCGGTACAGGGTTTAGCTCATTGCTTGTGTTTAGGGCGAGTAATTGTAAGTTGTCTGGTACTCTTAACATCCGTGCCAACCTCTCTAATATACGAGACGACTCCTATCCCGCCCTCGACCTCAGCGCAAACTCTATATCGGGCTATGAGTCCGGCAGCTTAAGCCAAATCTTCACGGGCAATAGCAGAAGAATCACTATCGATCTCTCTAGGAATAGCTTAAGCACTGAGAAGATACGAGAAATAATCTCCGAAGTCTCCACCCTCGATGCAAGTAGACGCTTTAGTAACTGCAGGGTTAGGTTAGCCTTTAATAAGGCGGGGGTAGAAAATTACACCCAATCCGAAGTGTTCCCAGTAACAGTTTCCGCTGCATCCGATGTTGTTACTTCGTTGTATCGAAACGAACTGTTTAAGGTTTACGAGGAAAGAACCCTTACCGATGAGGAGGGTAACACCACCACAGTTGAGGTTCAGGTAGGAACACGCACTGTATCTATCCCAGGATCGCTGGTGAGCGGTACGTATTACAAGACCCGAACGGACAAAAGGCAAATCATCGAGGAGAATCCGGTCGCCATTTTGTTTAAAAACCTTAGGGGTATCCTGATAGACCTAGGCTTTACTTACAGATCCCCTGACACCTCCCCTACCATCGTATCTACTGAGTACTCAAACTCCACCACACGATACCAATCAATCATCGACGCTGGATATGATCCGGCCGACCTAGTCAACCCGTAAAATCATGTCCGGACTTTATACTAAATACAACCTATCCGAGGACGGCCTAAACGCAATTGATGCACTGCAGAAGCTGTATGGACCTCAGATTCAAGAAGATGTCAGCCTTTTCTCCTTTTCCAGCCGACTAGAATCGGAGAACGAGAAAGTCTACGGGGCTGTGAACGACCCGTTCGTCGATGTGAACGGAAACACTGTGCTTCGTACACGTTTCGTAACCGATACTTTTACCTTCTCCGAGGGCAATAGGGTTTGGTTCAAGGAAATAGCTCTGGACCAAAGAGAAGACTCCGACCCAGGCGCACCGATTTATGTTTCTGACACGGGTGCGATTGTTAATATTAGCTTGATTGGTACTGGGACACAATACGAAGCCCGGACTTCCTCAGGGACTGAGTTAGCCTATCCGGCCACCGTACAGGTTAGAGTTAAAGGACTTGAGTCAGGCTCTACTGATGCGATTGTGGCAGTGACTGTCAATGCAGATGGGACGTTGAGCCGCAATGTGTCGATTGTTAGCCAGGGAACCAACTATCTGCCCGACGAAATCCTTGAACCTATACCCTCCTGCTATGGTGAAGACGACCCGGCAGAAGATAAGTGCATTAGGTATGCTGGCAACGCACTGTATCAAGTCTATTATGATAACGGGGCGGTTGGGTATAAAGCCACCTTTAAGAACGAGAAGTATACCTATATCGTCCGATCTGCGAGACAGGATGGATTCCTGTTATATGATGAGAAAGAGGAGGAGTGGGTATACCTTGGTGAGATCTATAACTCCTTTCAGTTTGCTACTCTATCGCTAGGTAGATACGATACATTATCGTCTTCAAACCTCCTTCAGTTATACAAACTGGACGGTCGCTCTCTGTTCTACAGCTATGATGAGTCTTATGAGCCCGGACCAGGTCTAACCTCTAACCTACGGTCTATCTCAAACTCCATTGAGTCGGTTAGATCAGACCTCTCTAGCTTTGTTCAGAATGTTAAGATCCAAAGTAGCGAGAATGAGCTAGGGTTCACCTATAACCGATTCAGCGGATTGAATATCCAGTCTGATTATAGGGTGGTTTTTAGGGATCCTGACGGCGTCATCGATGACCCTAACCTTGAATTCTTCGAACTACGGGACCAAACTAATCAACCAGGGCAAGTAAGCATCGACGGGGTGTCTGTTCCAGGGATCTGGTTGTTTACTGGGGAAAAATACCAGCGCGTATTCAGCACTGACGACAAACCCTTCTTCAGCCAAAGTGGCCGTAGCTACTTGAGCCCGATTGTCTCTCAGTTTGATGGTTCAGGAGGACTAGAGCCTGCCACTTCAAACCTCTATGCGATTAGCGCGGGGTATTATAAACCCGGCACAGCTCTGTCAAACAGTTCGGTGCGGGGGTTTAACACTCAGCTTGGGACTCTGGTCCAAAACATCTCGGACACTGGAAAAGATGGCGGATTTGTGTACCACCGCACATTGACTGTCGAGGAAAATATCCGTGGTATCGTAGACTCCTGGCCTCTATTCTCCTACGTCGACGAGGATAACACTACAAAAGATGCGAAGATTTTGGCTATCTAGTCAAGGTTGACGTAGGCGTAATACGAATCTTTTACTTTTTCCCCATTTCCGATATGCTCGATTTGGTCGGTATCGTAGAGAGTGGGGTCTAAGGCGACATCGATTCTAAGCCTGTGGGTATAATCCGAGGAGTTTAGCGCGGTATCTAGGAGTTCAGTGGGAGTTAACTCAGTGATTACGCTGGCGATATCGGTAGAGTTGAACTCGAGCTTTTCAGTAATGGTGAGAGTATTACCTCCTAAGTCCGATTTAGTATGGTCACCCCAAAAGACATCGTAGTACCCAGCAACCTGATCATCATAGAGGTTGGTATCGTCAATGGCGATATCCTCGAGTAGAGGGTTATTGATAGCGTACGGCGGATAGCACAGACCGCCTCCGTACTCTGGCAGATCAAAACCAAACGGGGTTACCCGGTCTGAAGGGGGCTTCGGAATCTCACTCAGGGTGGCGTTGAACCCAGGATTATAGGTTAGCTTCAAGATGTCTGAGAAAGAAATTCCTTCCCCCGTATCAACAAACTTATACTGAAATGCGAGATCGGTTTCGTTGTAAAACTTAACATACTTCCCACTAAACTGGCCGACCTCTGAACCGCCGATTAGGATCGAGGGCAACGTCGTGCTGAATCCGAGGATATCGTATCCCCCGACCGTTACTTTTTCTACCGACAGAGTCAGGGGAGATACGAAGCCGGCCACCTCGGAGGTAAACAGATCATCATCGGCTACTTCAGTGGCTGAGATGGTTACGGGAGATAGCCAGGTGGCATCGGAGAAGGCAGGGAAGCCGAGAGTTGTAGGATCGTCGCTGGCCGACAACGCGGTCAAATCGGAATGCAGATAGTATTTGTTCTCATTGCCATCTGGTGTGACCGGGTTCCACAAGAACATCTGAGCGATGCGGTCAGTTACATTGTTGTAAGCTAAAGTTTTGTGATTTGGGTCTCCACCGAGGTCGTTTTGCCCTAGCCTATTGGCCGCAGAGAAAGTGGAGTTGTTGATGGGCAGGGCGTTGACAATGAGTCGACCTCCCTCTCCCAGTCTGTTAGCCTCCAGCAACACCCCGATGTAGTTAGAGCCTGGGCTATCAGATCCCACATCATATCTCGCTTCGCCCATAAGGATATTGGGACGAGATGAGTATACGCCCAACCCGTCTCCGTATAACCCGATATTAGGAGCATCAGAAGATAAAGTAGACTTAAAGCTATTCCTGAGTAGACCATCCAACGGTGTATTGTTGTCGGACAATGTCAAGTCTCTGTCAAACGGATGTCCCTCACTGACTTTCCACCACTCCGGCCGAGACTGGAAATCTACTTTCTGCTGATCGGGCGTATAACTCCCATCAATGAGATCGGTATACGTCTGGTGGCTCGGACTCGGTGATGCGATGCGTCCTTTCCACAAAGCGGTCAGATTACTATCGAACTCCGAACTACGAGATGGGGATATGCTTAGGGTGTAGGTTTCTGCTGCTAAGCCGGTCGTATCGCTAGTCACCAGCGTACCATCGGTTGTAAGGTTTATGGAAATGGGAGAGATAAATATCGTATCCCCTAGGCCAATAAGTTGATAACTAACCGACGCACTCGTATCTTCCAGCACATCGATGATCTGGCTCAACGTCCCACTCGCGACACTCCAGTTTCCATCCGTACCGCTTAGAGTAATTTCGTGTTCTTGGGAGTAGAATGTCGTTTCAGCGGATATAGGGGTGGTTTTGATGAACAGATTGGGTTCATCTGGTATCTGCAGAGTTAGATCCGATCTATCCGGGCCACCTCTGAACATCCGGATGGTAATAGGAACATACGCGATCCAGTCATCAGCTCCATCTCCCGTCGCATACTTGAACAGATCGTTGACCTGAGGGGTACTGAAAGTCGCTGAGGATATATACAGATCTTCCGACTGTTTGGCGGAGTTAGATCTGGTATCGAAGATATTTTCCCAGTATGGGCTAGAGGATCCTATGCCCAAATCGATACGGACATCGACGTTTGTTTGTACTTGTAGACCGTAAATTCCCGGGGCTATCCTCAAGTAACCATCCCACCTAATCCCCCAATTGTACTGCTCTCCACGAAGTGGAGAGGGGTTATCCGCCCACCTCATATTAGAGTCTTGAGCGACACTATTGCTACCAATTAGGCTGCGTTCAGTATCCGACCACCTCGATTCTACGTACTCTCGGCTATACCAGTAGCTCTTAGCCACCAACGACCTCAAAGTCCCATCAACGTTCTCCCGAACCTTAAACTCATCGTACTCTGTGCCAGGGGCATCCGTATACCAGATAGGAGGATTGAGCACGGAGTAGTCACGACTTATCCGAAATAAGGTGGAATTAAACTCAGTCGTGCCAAGTATACTACGTATCTGATTCAGACCACTCAGGCCGCTTTCCACCGTCCATGCAGGCCCGAGGGAGTCTATCCTTAAGGAGATTCCTGATCCCGATAAGTCGATGTCGGCGTAGCCGATTATGTCTAGAACAACACTGTCTTGGTCACCCAGTATCTCTGACACCAACAGATTAGTAACCTCGTCGGGATTCTTAAGCTGGGTTACTGTTACACTGCTGCCAGAAAAACTAAATTCTATGTATCCAATTTCCTGTGGTCCAGGGTCTTTATAAAACTGGGCATCAGGTCCGTTGTGCAGACCGGGGTAGCTGCCATCTCCCACAAACGATCCGGCGAGGCTAATCCGATCTTCGATGCGAATCCTAGGGTCGGTGGAGACCTGACTACCCAACGATCCCCCACCAATACTCGCTCCGGATAAGGGGAGAAGAAACTGTTTGTTTATATTTTCGTCTACGAAGTCAGAAGTTACGCTCCAGTCAACCCCGTTGTACGGACCACCGTACCTATTACTCTCTGCTGCATCGAGAAGGGAGATCTTTCGAAGGATGTTGTCCAGAGTCTCTCCAGAATCTGAGACATCAGACAACGCATTACTTCTCTTCAGGCCGATGAAATTCGCTTGGCCCTCGCGCCTAGGCACCTTCAGCCTAAGTTTTCGAAGTAAAGTAGACTCAGGAAGAGTAGATAATTCCCTGTTTCCGTCGACCCGAGTCGCCATGCTTTACACGCCTAATCCTATACTGCTTTCAACGTTGAGAGATTAAGTAGAGGGAAAAAAGTTCACTATGAATAGAATCAACTTAGAAGGGACCGCGTTTTTAATAGCCGAGGTATTATTCTGCCTAGCCTTCATCTCATCGTGTGAGATACCAAACTGGACGAGAGGCCCGCATTCACCCAACCAGTGTGTAGACCGTTGGATGTTCGCGGCGGGCCTTTTCATGCCTTCCAGTATTCAGGGACCTACGCCGCCCGGCTCTCGTAGAGGTCGGAGTAAGCCAGAATCACATTCCTGACAAACTCCGAGCGAACGATATCGTCGAAGCCGAAGTTTACATGGCCGATGTGTTCGGTGTCAGATCCTAGGCGTCTTGCAGCATCGGAAAGGCCATCCTTGCCAAAGCGATTCGCCAAGTCCCTCTGAACCACATCGCCCAGCATCGCGATACTGCTGTGATCGCCCAGCCTAGTGAGGATTGTGAGCACGCTGTGGCTCGTCGCATTCTGCATCTCGTCGGCGATAATCATACACCGGTGTAGTGATCTGCCTCGTAGGTGTTCGATGGGCAGGAACTCAATGATCTTTTTGTCGATAAGATAGTCGGCCTTACCCTTCGCCATGAACACACTCAATGCGTCGCGAAGCGAGGCGATGTGTGGCTCGAGTTTTTGCGACTCATCTCCTGGGAGATATCCGATTCCTTTCTCTCCAGGCGTGTCGACAATCGGTTTGATGTAGTAGATCTTATCGATTTGGCGCTTTTGTAGCTTCTCGCATGCGATGTAGACAGAGAGGAGGGTTTTCGCTGTTCCAGGGGGGCCAGTGAGAATCGTGAGCGTCTTGGTCCGCAAATACTCCAACGCCTCGCGCTGGCTCTCGTTTCTCGGGTGGATCGAGCAGACCCCGTCACCACGCGTCGCTGGAATCCCATACGCAATTTCATCGTATCCGGGGACAGAGGCTTCTGTCACCTTCTCTTTTCTCGTCCGTGCTTTAGGCATGTTGAATAGATACAAAAAATGCGGACCACGAGAACGTGTCCGCACACCGGATTAGAGGTTAGTTTCTCTGGTCAAAGGCTTGTCCTCAACCCTTACCTAGCTTTCAACACTGCTTATGGTAACTGAAGACTCTCACAATACGAGAGGTTGATATCAGAGTCGTAGATCTCCCCATCAAGGTAGTGAATCGAGGTCGAGGGCAGGAGGGAGTAAGATGTGAGGTAGTTTTCGATAAATTCATAATACGCCTTATGCTCAGCCTCTCTCGCCTTGAGGTTAATGCTCTCCCAATACGGTGTTCGGTTTGGGTAGAGTTTTGCTATCTCGGCAAGATGTCTCTCTTCTATGTCCGTATTCCACTGGTGTCTGATCAGCACGAGGTCGAGCCGGCCTGAGGCCGACATATACATCGACTCGATGTGATTGGCGTACTCGTAAGGCATACTCGGAAAGCCATTCCGGCGGGGCTCATAGAACAATGTATCGGGGACAAATCTATCTAGGAGGAGAAAATCGGTGTTTATGTTATCGATACCGTAGATAAAGTCAGCAAATTGCTGCCCAGGATAATGGTCTTTCTCTGACACTGGGCCGAAGTGGGCTTGGAGGACAGTTGACCCGTATCCGCTAATCAACTCTCTTGTGTTGGAGACGGCCGTAGTCTTTCCTACCCGGTCAGCACCGAGAACGATGATGGTCTCCACAGTCACATAGTTGAACTCTACCTTACTCTAGCACACACCTGCCTGGCGTAGCCAGGCGTTGAAAGCAGTGTAGAGAGAGATAACGATTTCAAATGACTGTTCCTATGCCTCGCTGGGGGGTCCGGTTCACCGCCGACACCACGAAACGCCAGCAATACGTCCAAGATCTATACGATACCGATGCCGCTAACGCGAAGCGGGGTGAGCTGTTCCTCAATGAGATCCATGAGGAGCTGTACTATGTCGGGTTGGACGGCGTGGCTAAGACGGTGAATGGTAATACGGCTATCGCCTACGACCGAATCGATTTTACCGGCTTAAGGGAGTTCGCTGACGACTCCGCAGCCGCAGCAGCGGATCCGGCTGTCGCCGTGGGCGGCCTTTATCGAACAGGCAGTATCCTCAAGGTCCGCGTAGCCTGAATCTCGTTGAAAGCTATACGAAGACGTATAGTAACAGGGTAAATTCCCATGTCCGCAGCAACACTTAAGAAATTGGTTGGTATTCAGTTCGAGTTTAAGCGCGAACTTCAGACCTTCCTCACCGACGCATTGGCCAACAAACTCGTACTTGAGTACGATACCGGCTCCAACACCCCCTCCGCTCGCACCTCGCTCAAAGATCAGTTTGTCCTCTGCGGCCCGAGCATGGGCTTTGAGGCGAAGAAGTTCGCCTACGGCACCCTCGAGCTAATCGTAGATGCGTTGGTCAATAATCCGGACGTTCCCAGCGCTTATGTTTCCCGTCTCAACGACCAGCTCGTTAATGTGACCCGATACGTGGGTATTGCTGGCGAAGAAGACTTCCACTTCATGGTGGCTGTCTACGACCTCAGTGTGGTGTTGGCCGAAATCCTAGATAACGTGACTCCCGTCGGCCCGATTCTCACTCTGACTCTTGACGAGGGCGGTAGCGGCTACACCATCGACGGTGCGGATGAAGACGAGACTGGCGTTGTGTTCTTGGCAACCCTCGCCCTCGGCGACCAGACTGACCCCGACCAATACGCTGACGCAGTTGTCGAGGCCACGATAGTGGCCGGTGTGATCACCGCTCTAACCGCCATCGTTGATGGTGGCGACGGTTTCGCCGTAGGAGATGTTGTCAGCCTAGAAATCGACACCACTGAGGCGGGCCAGGAATCGGCTACTGGGTCCGGCGGCACCGCCATCGTCGGCACTGTTGGCTAATCTGACACACTGTGCATAGCCTATACCGCTGCAAGTGTACGGTAAGCTACCGGCCGTACGCCAGTAGTCGGCTTATCACGTTCCCAGAGAGGCAGATCGTAAGTGCGAATGTCAACCTGCGCTGGGATCCGAACTCCGTTGCGACCAACCTCGACTCGGAGACAACTCTCAGCCAGTTTGTCAATTCGTTGACAGGGTCGACAGCCAACGTAACCCTGTCCGATCCGTACATGACGGGAATCGCCTGGGCCGCCCTTTTCGACTCTGCTGCTGCGTATACCACTAGCCAGAACGCAGCGGCAAACAAAATCATGTTGCCGGCTTGTGCGGAGGGAGAGAGCCCGGCCTCGGGGAAATGCGCCAGTTATCAGGAAATCGACGACCCCAACCTCAACTCAACGAGTTTCGGGTCCTTCGCCCACCTACTAATTCAGTACTACTACGATGTTGCTGGGACGAGGTTTGGCTTGACATCGTATTTTCGTCTGCAAGGCTTCTCCATCGAACACGGTTCGGCTTTTCCACGCGTAAACCTGCAAGCCGTCGACCCACAAAGCGTGATCTTTAACCAAAACCTTGTTAACTTTCAGATGGAGGAGAACAAGACGTTGGAAGAAAACCTGAAGTCGATTGTCGAGCGATATGATTATAAGGTCTCCTTCTGCACTGATCCGTCACAAACAGATACAAAGGAATATATAATGCCCCAAGCTTTCAAAGAGAGAAAGGTAACTGCTGGGGAAATTATTAATAAATATGTCAAGAGTGTGAAGGGAAATTATCTCTCTTTGCCTACCCAAGAATTCGCCAAAAAAATCAGCATCTGCACAAGGGCTAACATCAACCAGGGCTGTTCGGTATTTTACCTGGGCAAAGGATTGTACGAATCGTATCAGATCACCGGGCAGGTTCCCCAAACCCTCAACAACCTGAACAGAGAGTTCGCGGAGGAGATGGGCCTAGGCTATCAGTACGATAGAACTGGCCTCCAGGAGATTGAATACGAGATTAATGATATTTATCCGCAGAAACGTAAAGCGAAGCTGAAGGAGGCGAAAACATCTCTGACGATCTTCCCGGGCCAATTTGAGACTTACACAAAACACTACATCGATAACCTGTCTACCTCGGGGTATGTGTGGGAGTCGGCTGGGCCGAAGGTGACGACGATCAGGAAGACAAAAATCAATCTGTTTGGTTTGAATGTCAATGGCACCGAGCCCATCGCGTTGTTGGATGGACGGGTCTCCGTAGCCCCAGAAGGTTTGGTCCGAATCAATACAAACTACTTTGTTCGGTTTTGCGAGAAAGGGAATAAGCCTCCGTGCCAAAATAGGGTTATTGTGCAGGAGACTAGAAATCTCCAGCTTGCTGGGGACATTAAACCTGGGGCTGATGTGAGGCTCAATCAACCTCTGGGTACCTCGACGGCTGAGAATCCGGAACATACCCGCTTCTTTCTTGCCGGGGCTAGCGAGGTCACTTTGTCTCCAGCTATCGTGTGGAAGTACGCTGTCCCCGTAAAAGATCTGAGTGAACAGGAACGTAAAGACATCGGGCTGAGTGAAACGCCCTCCGGGCCGTCGGAGCTTGGGCAAGGAAGTAGCGGAGTGATAGGTTATGTCGGCAGCACAGGTAGTAGTGATGGCCCTCACCTACACGCTGAGTGGCAAGATAAAAGACCTATCAATGAAAACCAAGTCAGAGAATTTGTTAATGTTCCTGGTACTGTTACATCGACCTACCGGAGTGCTAAAAGACCTGATCACAACGGGGTTGATATAGGTGGTAATGATAGAGCCCCCCTAGAACTGATCAACGGTGCTACTTTAGCCCAAATAGTTGAATCAGGGTGTACTAAAGAAAATGATAGAACCGACGAATGTGGAGGCAGGTATGGTAATCATGTTATTATAGATACTCCCAAAGGCCAAATGCTTCTCGCCCACCTCGCCCCCGGAGGAATCACGGGTACTCCGGGGCAACCCGGGTCTGGTAGTAAATTCGGATCCGGTGTGCGTGGTGGTCCTGCTGTCCGAGGAGCGGAGATCACTACAGAGTTCAAGGGAGTCCCGAGAGCACTTCGGATCACCCCTGGCCGAACGATTCTCTCTTTCGTCACCCGCTACGATGAGTGGATCGAGAGAGGTAAGCCGGCTGATATCGACCCGGGGGTGTGGATTGCTGGGAGGTTTTCGAAATATATCGTAAGAGAGGCTCGTTACAACTGGAATCAAGGCGATCTGCGTGTCTCGTTGACAGGTATCACGGATTGGGGGGTCGATGTAGCGAAGGCTGATTCTCCGTCATTCGACGATTACCTTGCTGTAGCCGGCCTAGATAAGACCAAGGATTATTACGGCTACATCAGATCTCTCGGAGATCTGTGCTGGAAACTGGAGAGTGGTAAGACCAGTTGTGAGGTGATATGCCAGGAGACCGAAAAGCTTAGGAATTTCTTGAGGCCAGGTGATCAGACAAATGGGCCTAGTGTGGGTGGAAACTTCCCCCCCTCCCAATGCAGTTATACCGGTAATTACTTAAAGGCTTCTACTTCCACAATGAATGAGGTAATGGCAGCACTGAAGTCGGTGGGCATAACAAACCCCTACGCCTATGCAGGTGTGCTAGGAAACTTCCAAATCGAATCAGGAATTCGAGCTAATAGACACAATCTTCCTAACCCAGGAGTTGGCTGTAGTGGCTCTCCGGGATATGGTATCGCCCAATGGTGTTTTACTAGACAAGAAGCTATACGTAGATTCTGTGGAGATGTAAGCACATTAGATTGTGAGTTGAGGTTTATGGTAAAAGAGATACGGGAGGGAAAAGACGTAAACCCTGGAGTAGTCGATGCTATGAATAACGCGAGGAGTGCGGAGGAAGCAGCATCGTTGTGGAATCAGTACTATGAGAGAGGATCTGGCGCAGTTCCAGAGAGGTCGATAGAGGCTGGAAAGATATACCCTGGACTCAAATGTAGTCGCATTTCTTAATGACTCCCTTACTCCGTCCTCTCCTCGCTCTCTTCCTGCGCGACGTCATAGACGACTCAGCCAAACAAATCCTGAAGCGCGAAGCGGTGTCGCAGGTAGCTGAGTCGATACGGCAAGAATTCCTCCGCACCGTCGCTGAAGGATACGCGAGAGAAGTTACGCATAACATCTCGCAGTATGTCCGGTCGGTCGAAGCGGTAAGTGTTGAGATCGATAGTGGTGGATACGGCGAAAAATTATACACTGCTTTCCAGAAATCCCTCAAAGATCTCGAGGCCGAACTCGAGCAGCAGGGTCCGGATTCCCCGGTAATCAAATACCTCGAAGAGAAGTACGGGAAGCGGGAGGAGTCGGTGGTGGGGCGTAAGCAGCAGCCTGTCTACACGATGTATATGGAAAGACCCGACCCCTCTCGTCCTTGGCTCAGCTCCTCTGTGCTGCGCACAGAGGATTCGGCCATCTCTGACATCTTGGCAAACGAAGCCGCCCGCCTATTCGACCGAATCTTTACTCCTCCCAAAGTATCTTGACCCCTTCGAGGTATTCTCCGACGCATCGAGGACCTGGAATTCCGCGTGAAATGCGTGATAGTCAAACCAGTCCTCGGCCATGTCCACCGACTCAAATCGGCAACTCGCTCCCCGACACTTAACCGGTATCGTCTCGAGATCGTGCCCCCTCTCCCTGCACCACTCCTCGACCAGCCTCACAAACGGATACACATGGTCGACGTGATACGGCCCGAGGATCGGCTTGCCTGTCAACGACGACTTGATCACCGATTTGCCCGCAAACCTCCGACGATACTGTTGTATCTGAGGTTCGATGATTCCCCGCATCGCCCGCAACGCATCGCGGCGATTTTGCTTGGCAGGGTTGGGGAGATTGATTGGCGGAAACATCGCATCTATGATGACTTTCTTCCCTACCCACACCTCGTAGCCCGAATTCGGTGTCACCAGGACGATGCCTTTGACGACCTTACCGTTAAATCGTTTGTTAACCACCCGATACACCGGTTTTCCCCGGGCCAACACTTTAGAGAAGCGCGGTATCCGTTGTAGTATGTCGGTGATGAACGCGAAGTCCTCCGGACCCACGGTCACCCCCACCTCATACGAGGCGACAACCTCCGACCATTTCGCTCCAAGCCCCTTCTTGTTGTACTGGGTCCCCAGAACCGTCACATACTTCCTGGCCACGGGTCATCCTCCTCGGTCAAGATTTTCTCCATAATTTCGTTTGTCTTCGCCCGTATCTTTTCGGCATTACAGATGCCAGGGTTTTTCCTAGCGATGGTCGAATAAGCCCGTTTGTGTACGTACACATCGACGAGAAAATCGTACTCCGATTCGGGTAAATCGGCCAAACGCTCTAACGTACCCTTGTAGTCCTCTAACATCCTGGGCAACGTATCTTTGTCCAGCTCCTCGTCTTCAACGGGCATCTCCGTATCTTCATTGATTTCGGTATACGTCACAAGATACGCCTTTCTCGTCTCCCGTATCAAGATCTCGTCGAGACCGGTTTGCTCGGCCACTTCACAATCCGAGATGTCCGGATTCGCCCCAATGATCTTCCGAATCTTCATGTATACATCGGCATACAATCTTGGCATTCGGATCATCCGGGAGTGGTCGCGAAGGTAGTTAAGAACCTGGAACGTAAGTGACCGATTCAGCCACGTACTGAAGTTCGCCCGGCTCGGATCCCACTTGTCGTAGAGTTTGACCATCGCTTCGAGGGCAACGGACCTCAGATCCTCGAAAGGTAAGCCGCTAAACGTCGATACCTTCCTCGCTACATGAGCCGCTTTCCACATATTCTCGCGGATATGCCTGTCCCGGGTAACCTCGTACTCCGTGCGCTTCCTACCCCGGTGCTTAGAATTCAAATCCATGTGATTACTTACGAATCGAGGAGATTACGAAATCTTTGAGTTGGCTGGCGGGCATGATCCCGTCGCCGTTAAATGCGATGAGTTCGCAATCTTCATCAAAAATGGCGAATTCGGGGGTTCCGTTGCCAGATTCGCCGGGAACAAGAGACTCTAAAAACTCCCAGTTGTCATCAAGGACATTAAATTCTCCCCAACCCACTTGTAGTTCTGGGTACTCTTCAGCTACTTCCCCGGCGACTTTCGCCCAGATGGGAGCCATGGCATCGCAGGCTGGGCATCCGTTTTGTGTGAAAAACACGACCCTGTAGCGAAAATCGTTAGTGTCAGTCATAGAGAAGGTTGTAAACTAATACTTGTGTATTATAACACACAAACTCACATGTACGTCGTTTTCAACGATCCTCGTCCCAGACGACTTGTCGTCCGTTGTAAGCCGCTAGTGTGGTTTGCTTGTGGAAGATGAATACGGCTACCGCCATGAGCCGCCTTAGCCGACCCCATAATCTCATCGCGGAATACAGTCACACCGAGGACAAAACTGTCCACAAAGTCGTCGTGTTTTGTAAACGGGAAAGCTGTCAACTCGGCCATCAGCTCACCGAGGTTAGGGATATCAGAGTAGATTGAGATCCGTCCTTCCTCCGCAATCGGAGCGATTTCGTTGGCTCGAGCGATTTTATCTTTGGTCGGGATGACCTCACGCACAGGTATCTGCAGCTCCTTGCGGAGCATTTGTATAAGAGGGAGACCAGAAGCCCTCGCTTCGATATACAGGGTTCGGACACGCCAAGTCTTTAGCCACAACGGCATAGCCTTAAGGAGTTCGGGAAATTCCATTTTTTCTTTATATACATGGAGCAGGTGAAGTTTCCTAGTCCTTTTAACGACACCGAAAATACAGATTACAGACGAATCGTTCATCTCCCCTTTCTTCAAGGCGGTGTCAGCGGAAGCGTAGATATACTCGTAGTTCTCTTTGTTTTTATCATGGTACTCAAACCAAAAATCCTTGAATATCGCCCCGCTCTCACCGCTCGGCCGACCTTGATACAGTACTTCGAACGTCTTGGGATCCTGTTTCTTGATACTTTCCAGGGCAGAAGTGGGGAAAAACTCAGGCCAGTGTGATTCATCTAGTTTTCTTCCCAGCGGGTCGTTATCTTCGTCCATACACAGGGCTGGGACATTCAACTGTAACCAGCCTTCTGGATCACTAGAGATAAGCCTACCTGAAACATCTTCTTTGTGGAATCGAGTTCCGATGCTAGCTACGCAGTTATTTGGCAAACCTCTAGTGAGAAACTGAGCTGCTGCCCAAGAAAATGCCGATTCAAGGACTTGTGGAGAATTACCATCTTCAAGTAAGTCATCCATGATGCCGATTCCTGGCAAATCATCTTCGCTAATTACTCCGTAGCCAAAACCTGTTACACCACCACCAGCCGATGCGGACATAATTAGTCCACCTTGCTCGGACCTTATAGTTTTTAAATTAGAATTTTTTTCCAAAACTTCACATTCTGGAAATACCCAGTGAAATGCTTCGCTTGTAGTATAAGCTAAGATAGAACGGCTGGCTTCTTGGCTTAGTTTAAGGGCATACGAAGCTAGAATAAATTGTGCCGTTGGACTCCTGCCTAACTGCCATGTGGGCATTAATTTAGAAAGAAGCAAAGATTTACCTGTTCTAGGTGGCAAAGAAATTACGGTTCTACGGTATTTCGGTTCACCATCACAAATCCCTTGTACATAATCACAAATCAATGAGTGTACTTTGTATGGCACGAAAACACCATTAGTACTTACTTCTCGAGTTATAAACTTAGCGAAAGTTATAAACTCAGTGCGACATCGAAGCCTAAGTAGCTCTTTTTTATCGGACAGGGAAAGGTTCTCAATGTCTTTCGACATCTCCAATACTATTTCCTTCTCCTTATCTCTCTGCGCTTTATTCACAATCGGTCTGGCCCTCCCGACCAACAATCGTGTCGTATAAGGTGCTTTCACCGAGATCAGAGTTGACTGACTCTAGGTCAGAGGGGGAGATGTCTCCCAGACTATTCAACTCTCTTTCACCAAGACCCAAAGACCTCGTCGATGCAGATTTCAGTCTATTTAACTGCTGAGACGATAAAGCCAAATCCAGAGTCGTGTTGTCTTCGGGCGGTGAGTTATCTCCTACCTTCGACTCGATGCTGATCGCGAGAATTCGGTCTTTGTTGAATAGAGTTTTCTCTGACCCATAGGGATCGGGAATGGGCGGATCATACGCACCAAGTTTCGTGGACAATCCGAACCCGGGATCCATGCTCTTCCACTCCCGGTACGCTGGCGTAACCCCGTTTCTTAGGAGTTCTAGGGCCTTTTTGCGATTCAGGCGTATCAACGCCTGAAGATCAGGAATATTCTGAAAAGATTTAGCTATGCTAGTTGTCACGTTTACACCGGCCGTTCCCCCATTCTTCACCCTATCTAGTTTAGCGGTGAACCGATATAAGTCCTTGATCGCTTGAGAATTCTCTCTGATATCCCTGATAAGGGTAGGGAGGATGGCCGGATCACGCCCAGATAGTTTCTTGTCATACACAACAGCCGCGAGGAGGTTATACAACGTATCGATAAGTTTTTTCTCTACCGACTCGATACGGGTGATGTTATTGTCGATTACTTTGACCGTCTTTTCTACAGCCTCAGCAGTGTAGGTATCTTCTGCTATCTTGTCTACTTGGTCCGCAAATCGAGTGCTATATACGGTTTCCGCCATATCTCGAACCCTTTGGTTCGAGGCTATCATCCTGCTGACATCTCGGATATTCTTCGGTATAAGATCCGCCCCGACATCCGTCGGAAGCAGCTTCAACGCTTCAGCAATAGGACCGATGTTGTTGAGAAGTGGGTTTCCAGTGGGTGTCGCAGAATTCGCATTGTTAGCGGTCATCGCACCACAAGGTTCGATTAAATTATTGTTGTCACTGTCCTCCCCATGCTTCGTTTTCCGGCATTTCGGGTCGCAGGGGCAGCCGAGGGATCCGCTGCCACCAAAGAGTCCAGCCAGACCCTTCACACCCGACACGATCGTCGTAGCCGCGCTGAAACCGCCACCCATCAACTGATCAAGGTTGTCTAGGCCGATGCCCCCCTCCCCCAACAGATTCTTCATCGCTTCGGCTTGTCCGGCGATACCCAAGGCCGTGGTGGCCAAAGCAGGCAGGGAATCAGCCGGAGCGGGAAGCTTAGCAATCTGGTCGAGGTTACCCAGAGATCCGAAAAGCTTCGATACATCGCCGAAATTGCCTGACGTCAATCCTGTCGCGAGAGTAGATAGGAGCTGAGGCGTTACGATGTTATTCCCAATCGCCCCATTCACCGTACTAGATACGGCTCCCAGTAAACCTCCGCCCGAAGCCGAACTCAAGATGTTCTCAAGCGATTTAGGGTAAGATGATAGTAGGAAGTTCTTCGCTATCCCGAGGACTGGAGAAACATACTTATTAACTTCAGGCGGGAGTTGGTCTAGGCCAATGGCCACCGCGCTGTCCACAGCGCCCATGATCCCTCCGCTCATCAAGCCAGTCATCACCGACGCAGCACGGGGCTCAAGGCTCAGAAGGGCGTTTCGGAGAGTAGTCTGGCCGATGCCAAGCAACGCTCCTTCAATGTCGCCGTCCGCTACTCCGTTGACCAACACATCGACTGTACGGCCCACACCTTCTAGCGCTTGCGCAGTAGCGGGTGTCAACACCCCATCTCGATCCAGATCCTCCCGTATCAACGCTGTGATGGTCTCGATAGGGAGGCCAGTCCGTTTTCTTAGCGCTTCGCTGGCGACTCTCCGCATCGTCTGAGCCCCATCGAATGCGGTGGCGGGAACCAGGCCTGCCGCCTGCAATAGCGCTTTAAGTTTAGGGTCAGTGCCAGTCAATGGGACATCTTTGATCGTCTCATCGAAGGCGATATCGATCATGTCCTCTGTCTCTTGCCACTTATCGTTCTCGCTAAGGCTTATATCTTCCTCCAACGCTGAGATCTGGTTAAATCTAGTTGTGAACTGAACACGGCTCAGGGGTTTTTCATTGCCATAGAACTTATGAGGGATACGACGACCTTGCCGGACCCAGCGCATAAGTCCCTGGTACCTCTGACAAACCATGAACTCTGAGTTATTGCCATCATCTACGACAGCCTCCATGCCATGGACCTTCTCCGAGCATTTGGGAAGCGTTGTTCGAAAGAAAACCGGCGGAGAGCTAAGCGGCATCCAGTTGTAATCCTTGTTCTCATCGCGCCTGCACACCATCGTAGTGGTCCGGAACCCCCTATCTTCGGTGAACTCATGAACCTCACCCAACAACGATTCGGTACAAGCAGGGATGCCCGGGTTGTTTCGTTGTGACTGCGAAATTGCCGGTGTCGTCTCGTTGCCCGGGTTATAACCCTTCTCAACCCACAATCCATTCGTCAACGATTTCCATGCCCAAGCCGACTTATTGCCCACTTGCTTGCTGGTCCGACGCAAGCAGACAACAACATCTTGGTTCATCTCCGTGCTCAGGATATATACCTTGCCCTCATTCCCCTCATTGCACTTCATCCCCTCATCAGAGACGGTGTTGTTCCAAACACCCATGCTTTCGTCGATGATTGGGAGTTGTATCGGATTACCTGTAACCCCGACCTCCGGATCATTCCTGACCACACCAAGGACATACATATTCTCCGATCGGCCATCTCTCTTCGTTACCAGAACCCTCGCCCCGATGTACCTCGCACTCAACGTACCCCGACTCGATCCGGCCACCGGCACCCAATTCTGTGAGGTAATCCCATCACTCGTGGTAACCTTTACTCGCCCAAGCTTCTTCGGATCGTTTACATCCGCAATGATTGCTTCTTCGTTGAAGGGGTCGGCGAAAGGTACGCCGAGGCTCTCAACGATACGTTGTTGTATCTCAGTAGCGGCCACAAGGCCCTTGAAAGGATTCTCAGTCATTATTCAACAACGGGCTCAAAAAATACGTCTTCGCAGACAAGCAGATCTGCATTAGCATAGGGATATTGTATACGCTTAATGGAGGTTTCGGGGGCATAATTTTCCAGTATACTCTGAGCCGCATCCCAAGATCTACCATTTCTGTTGTAGTAGAAAGGCATCCGCACCACCGTCGTATTAGCTGACAATTCATCCTGACACGTACTGGTATCTGCGATGAGCTGGTTTGGGTAATTATACACCTCCGCATCGGTGTCGTCTCCCACTTTTAGTGTGTCCACAATATAAGGGACGTTGATCGGTGCAGATATCTCAGTTGACCTTAAGCCGCTTCGTACGGAAAATGTATAGTCACGGGGGTCATAGACTAACTCTTCTGGGCTATTAGACTTTATATCAAAAGCCCAAAACATGAAAAGTAGAGTCAATAGGCTACCACGAGAGGGTAAAATCCCCTGCCATCTGCCCATATCTACAACAAGATCTGATGTCGGAACTATAGAGGTTGTTTTAGAGTCAGAATCATAGACTTTCGAGCTATACTTGTACAATGTTAGTACATTCCCTAAACCGTCGGCTCTAGCTTTATAACCAAACCGGTATGTATCCGGATCTGTAGATGTATCCAACTCCCCGAACCTGTAACCAACATCGGGATCTGTCTCTCCAAATCTATATACAGGAGGTATCGAAAGAGAGTCAAGCCCCCCAAATCTATACCCAGAAGGAGTTTGAGGGTAATTTGGCTTTCCGAACTTATAAATATAAGTTGTAGAAGAGGGATCAGAGTAATAGTCTATTTTTATACGTTCTATACGACTAAGATCTATGGTACGTAGTGTATCTGATTCGGGATTTTTCGTCCACATTCCTCCCTCGGGAATTTTGTTTACATGGGCATTAGCAATCAATGTGCGCTTCGTTCTCACTGACCACTCGAGATTCCACAACCCCCCAATGAATCCCATATGCTGGGCGATCCAATCGAGGTTGAGAGGGTAGCAGGTAGCCGGATCGAGAAATGTACGGTAGAACGTGTCGATGAGAGTCTTGGACCCAGATAGCTCGCTGTCCGCGCCAGAGGTCAACCATTTCGCCGCCTTATCTTCCTCATCGGTGTTATACGCCCCGGAGATCCCTGGCAATCTTCCATACACCGGCCTCCCAATCTCCTGATCAACCACAACTCTCGCCACCTTCAGGCCACTCATGGCGATCTGGAGTCCAGAATTATACAGCGTTGTGAGCTGCTCGTAGCATCGGAACGCGAAATCCCGGTTCGTCATATCGATGCCTTCGTATCGCTGGGTCCATACTCCCTCAACCGTATCGAAGAGAGAAGGGTGCCAAGAGATGTCAGTGGTCGAGTACAATAGGTCCAGGAGCCGATCTTTCACCTCCTGCTCCACCTTATCCTCTGCCTTATTTAGTCCCAATAAACCTCTGGCGAAGTTATCGACGGAGTCGGTGATGAGTCGGAGGTCGTCGGTGGTACCAGAGAACACCTGCCTAACAACTCTCCGGGTGAACGTCTCAGCGTTGTAGGTGTTGAGGGGGAGGTAGATAGTGCCGGAAGGGCTGGCGGGATAGATAACATCGATGACTCCGGCCCCTGCCGGAAGCGAAAATCTCCCTCGCACTACGGGCTTCAGCTCAACCCTCTCCGTCCCAAACACGAAGTAGTATAGGCCAGGAACCGTCAATGAGTCGTATCTCCACTTCGTACCGCTTACGCGGCTCAACCTACCCACTTCACATTTACCAACCTCGCACTGTGTATCGGTCCCATCCGCACACTGAGCCCCGACCAACACGCAGTTCTCATATCCTCCAGACCTCGGAGCACCGTGGCCGAGCACGATGAGATCAGACCCGATCAGAGTAGGTCTGATGTAAGTATGTGATACAGGCTTATACCTGTAGCCTCCAATACCCCTCTCGCCATACACCTCGTTGATAAGATCGTTCCTGCTGTCGTTGAGCTGGGTGCTTAACCCATCTTGGAAGGTGATATTTCCGAGCCTATGGCCAAATATCTTATTGCTTCGACGATTCGGAAACTCATAGGTGACTCTCGCTCTGCCGAGCGAAAAAGCCGGCGACACATCGCGCTTTCGACTACCCCGATCCCAAGTGCTATTAGACGAGATCATATATCCCCTCGTAGGTGTAGGTCAGGGTACTGTAATCTACCACCGACGTTAGAGACACAATACAGCGGTAGAGTCTAAATCCCGTCGTCAAATCCGGTGCCCGGAGTGGCTCGGTGGACGACCTAGCAACGATTTGGCTATACTCATAATCGCAGGTGTTCGTCTCGGTATTTTCGATTCCTACAAACCTCCCACAAATCCCATCCGTCGCCCCGGTAACCTCGGGATCCAGCACCATTTGTTTAATATCTAGGACCGGCACGTCAACGACGAAGTCCTGGGACAGGATTTCCCGAAGCACCGTAGACCCGCTTAGCTCTCCACCGAGGCCAATGGCCGAGGGGTATACGATATCCTCGAGGATAGTTTTCAGTCCCTCCGCCAACGTATCAGTGAACGTCGTGGTAACCCTGGGGTCCCAAAGCACATTGACCACAACTTCTACCGGAATGATTGTCGGCTCAGCGAGGTAGACTTTTACATCGAGGGGTACCCGGTCCCGTAACGACGTCAGGAGTTGTTGTTGCGTCGGCACAGACAACGGGCTACCATTGTCGCCTCCGGCCACGATAAACACCCCGCGAGAATTCTCGCCAAACCTCTCCTCGTACGAAAGAACTCGTACGAGGCTGGCTTCCGGAGCGATGGCCGACACTTCGGCTTCGAAATCCGCCTTCGAGGTAAGGTTTCTGCGTCCGAATAGCTCAAACGCCCTGATCTTCATCTCTTCGACCGTCTCGAGATCCGTGCCGCCTTCGGCGGCAGAGTTGTTAGTAACCGAATCCAGGCCGAGGAAATTCCTCTCCACTGCTCCTATCGATCCTGCTGGGATGTTGTATACGCTTCCCCACCTCTCCGATTGAGCAGTAACCGTCGCGCTGGCCTCGGTCATCCGAACCTGATCAAGAGTGATGTAGACCTGGCCGCCAGTCGCATAGACTTTCGTCCCTGACGGAATTGTTACGGGCCTGGTATACCCTGGAACCCGATAAAAGGTCACCTCGACCAACGCTCTGGAGCCTATCCGCCTTTGTATACCTAAACTCCTCAGCCACTGCACGGTCACGGCTTCGGGTAACGAGTTGAGGTAGTAGAGTAACTCCGCTTGAGCGAATCCCTGTCCCTCGCTAATAGCCGCCAAAGGCGAAGCCGGCGTGAAGTCAGTGAGTTGACCTCCTGATTCAATATGAATCCTCGACTGAATCGCCCGAACGATGTCGTTGACATTTCGGCTATCAAGCTGAAGCGGCAGTAGTGGTCCAAATATCTCTGTTGCCATGATTAGTTAGAAGGGGGTGGTGCGAGGGCGAGTTGAGGGTGTGAGGCCACCACCCGGGTCGGCATTCTCACCGCTGTAATCAGGAATCAAAGCGGGGTTGATGAAGTCGCCACTGGAGTCGGTAAGAGGATCGTAGACCGTATATCCATTCATCTCGACAACCAAACTCGCTAAATCATCAACACCGTACATAGCGCGGTCGGCCGGATCCATTGACCCGAGTCCGGTGAGATCGCGTAGTGTGTCAAGGGTGCCCAGGCCAGCCACGGCCCTGGAGACATTGTTCACATCTCGGATGTCGGCGAGAGATAGGAGGGTTGCTAAACCAGGCCGCAACAGGTCGTCGAGAGGCTGGAGGGTTGCATAACCGTTGTATCCCTCACTCACCGACCTCACAATCGAACTAGGCAGATCGTCTGCGGTGCTGCCAGCGCCCGGATACGCAATATCGCTGAAGTACTGGTTGGGAGTGAGGTAACCTGTGGAGACCGACACACCCCTCTCATCTCTATCCAACGGAGTGTTGTCGTCTAACTCGATACGGGTACCAGCAGGCAATTTGTCTAGCTTAGCCAACGGAACACTCGCGGCCATTCTGCTGGACAATTCGAGGTCGGATGTGGAGTTAATCAAGGTGTCGACCAGTCTCCTCGCATCGATGTTCATTTCACCTGCCGCATATTCCACCGCATCGATGAGAGATGTTTCGTACGACGAGATTTCGTTGTACGCTGAGAGCACTTTGTCGTAGAGGTCAGTGGCGATGGTAGAGATATCCGATCCCTGCGAATCAACGTACCGGGCAAAGCCCCCTCCCTCCTCGTATTCGGCCTGCAGCGCTGAAGTCAGATGGTCAACGGAAAGCTTATCCGCAACGATCGCTGAGGGCAGGATGGGCGACAGAAACGACATCACCGACTTCGCCCGAACCTGGTTAGCCACCTCAGTGTAACGGTCAGGCGAACCGTAAGCGACGGATGCAAGACCGGTAACAGTGGACCAGGAGTCAGTGAGATACGTGGACAACTTAAATGATGTTCTCTACCCTGCTTTCAACGTTGAAAGCCCAGTAGACAGGAAAAAATTTCACATCGTGGAAGCTACGGTACAGACACTGACAACATCGCTACCAAGCGAAGAGCCGTTCATTGGTGATGGGGTCGAAGGGGAGCTGATTACCAATACGGCTGATGGCAGAGTCTGGGTAGCCGATGTTTCCGGTAACCCTATCGAGCTGGGCGGATCTTGTGTCAACAAGCCCATAAACGCCAACCTCTTCGCCGGCAACTACCTCGACCTAGATATCACCAACCCTGACAATCTGCCCGTACCTGTACCAAATCCCAACGACGTGCCAGCCGGCTTCTACAGAGAGATTCGGATTCTATTGCGTTTTGTCGGCGCTCCTCTTCAATCTTTTACCACGTACTTCGACTACGATGTTGATTGGGGTGCGGGAGTCAGTCCGAGTGAGTATGCGGAGACCGGAGCATTAGTATTGGTAGAACTTTGCGCCTTTGGTCCTAGCCCGAAGTGGCTCGGACGAGTCCTGTGGTACAGGCAGGAAAGTTAACGTACACATCTCTAAATCTCGTTGAAAGCCAAATAGAAGAACATATCCTATTTGTCTGTGGACAAGATCGTATTTAGCAACGGCAAGACCGTATCCAGTGCTTATCTGAATGAAATCCAGAAAGCTTCGAAGTTTACTGGTGATATCCGTACCGATTACTACGGTCAACCTACTACTTCTGATGAGGCGGGCTGGGAAATCGGACAACGCGACCGAATCAAGGATTGGGAGATAGCCGATCCCCGCATCGATCAGGAATCCGCGTTAGGGCGTACAGCTCATGATGGTATTGTCCTCGGCTGGGACGCAACGACTGCGTCAGTGGTTGTGCCTGGCGTACCTGCAACCCGTCCTGCTGGGGCCGGTAGCATCGGCGTAACAGTCGAGGCGGGTAGTTTTGTCAGCCGTACTGGAAATCCTGTCTCCTGGGCTCGTCAGACCGTGCAGATCCTCGGCGGAGCGGACAGCGTCTCCTACCTCTACGTCCTCGATGACGGCTCCAATCCACTGACCGTCTCGATCGGCAATTCATTGCCGAGTGTAACCGAAGCTCATATCCCCCTCGCTAAAATCACCCTCAACTCCACAGGAGACGGCCTAGCCACCGACCCCTTAACCAATGAAGTAGTCGGTACGGGTTACATCGATTTGCGTCCGAACACGTTTGTTGGTAATCTTAACTCCTACCCTCAGAATCTCGCCAATACACCGATCAAATCTGCTGATTACACCGCAAAGGCTTGGGACCGCGTCATTGCGGACACCAGTAATGGCAGCATTATTGTAACTTTACCCGAATCTCCTAGTGACTCCGATCGCTTCGCGGTTGTGGATATCTCTGGCACGTTTGATCGGTTCCCACTAATCCTCCGTACCAATTCCATTAGCACAGAGCTGTTAAACAATTCATCCGATGACTGGATTGTCAACATCCGCGACGCCCACCTCGAGCTGTTCTATCACTCGGCTACCGGCCAATGGAAATTCGAAGAGGCACCTGGATCTGAGTGTAACCCGGTCCTAGGTACATTTCTATCTTGTGGCGGACGCGAGTACATCGGTGACCGTACAGCCACTGAATGTCCTGACGGTGCGGCGTTGCCGGCCCGGTATCCCGAGCCCAGCGCAGGCGTATACAGCTTCGAACCGTCACAGTCCGACCCGACGCTAGGTAAATGCTACAGGGTCTACGACACCACCGTCGCGTTGTATGCGAATGGAACCGGCGGCCTGATTAGTGTAGGTGACGCCCCTCGCTGCGCGAGAGAAGGGTCTTCTTCCGTCGCCTCGGTAACCCGTAACACCATCTACGTCGACCCCACCATTGGTGATGATTCGGTTGGTAACGCTGGCATCGAGGCAAACCGACCCTTCCGTACCCTCGAACGCGCGTTGATAGAGGCGGTAAGAGAATCGAGGCGGAGTGGACAAGCCAATGACCGTTACGACCGCGTCTTGATTGAGCTAGCCCCCGGAGATTACTATGTAGATAATAGCCCCGGCTCCCTTGCTCCCCTCACCCTGACCGAAGACACCGGTCTCGTGCAACGCACCAGTACAGGATATAGCGTTGGCAGTGTAGCCCAGGGCGACCGTGTAGTCCACTTGACCATCGACGTTAACGATCCGGTTTCTAATCAGCCCCCCCGGTCCCTAAACCTCGGCCGCGTACTCTACAGCCAATCTGGCGGCGTAGGCAACATTGCCCGTATCGAAAAGCTATCTGCCTCTAATTCAAATTGGGTAGTCACGCTCGAATATGTCCAGGGGACCTTCGGAATCAACGATGAATTGTTCTACGACAATCTCGCTGCAGTGAATCCGCAGACCGGGGGACTAATTGTCCCCCGAGGTATTTCTATCGACGGCACTGACCTCCGTAAGGTCCGGCTCCGTCCGATGTATGTGCCCGAGCTAACTCCGATACAGAACGATCCGCAAACCGAGAGAACGGCGATTCTCAAGGTTACTGGTGGTACCTACATCTCCCTCCTCACTTTCACCGATAACCCGCAATACTCCCGCAGCCACAACACCGTAACCTCCGTCGCTTTCGCATCTCAGGCTGAGATTAATGGTAGTGGAAGCGAATCTCCATATTACAGTCGACTCAATAACCTTTTCAAAGACATTGATGGATGGGGTTCTGAGGGTCTCGAAGCGATTCCGGCCGAAACCACTATTGTAGCGCCTATTGCGGGGAGTAAGACCAATCGTTCTCAGGACATCGAGGAGAATCAGACCGGCCTACTCGTTGATGGTGGTGACAGCCGCGCCGGCGCACCGGTAGCCTATCCGGGGGCGACCCGAATCCGCGATACGGATGGGTCGATTCTCCCCCTCCCCGACATCAACTCGACCCGGTCGAGTTCGCCCTACGTCTTCAATTGTTCCGTCCGCTCTATCTTCGGCCTCAATGGCCTCTGGGCTGACGGTGGTCGCGTAGGCGGCTTCAAGTCAATGGTTACGGCTAACTTCACCCAAGTCAGCCTGCAGACCGACCCTAACTGCTACTTGCCTACCACCTATTTCCAAGATCCTCCCACCAACAAAGAGACGGGGTCAGGTAAACAATATAAAACCTCCACCCCCGATCCCTTCAAGTACCGTCACTTCGGTATGCGAGGCAGCAATGATGCGACGATCCAGATCGTATCTGTGTTTGTCATTGGCAACAGCGACCACTTCGTATCGGAATCCGGTGCCGATCTGTCCATCACCAACTCCTGTAGCGACTTCGGTGATATTTCTCTGCGGTCGATTGGCTACAAGCAGAAACCGTTTAGTCAGGATGAAGGTATCACAGCACCAGGATACAGTGGAACGAGGCTGAGTGAGGTGATACCACCTCTGCCGCTCCGCTACGCTTGTAAGATCGACAATCTCGGCAATATTATTGACGATGGTAAGTGCTTTAAAGATAGGGGTCCCACCCTCGTCGACACAGAAATCAATACGGGCTTGGTAATTGACTACGAGAAGACCGAGGCGTATGTCTTGGCCAACGCGGTCGGCTTCTCTGCACCTGCTGAGATTCGGGTGTACTTCGAAAACTCCGATGGGGCGAATCCGTTCTCACTTAATAATCCGCCCAGCTACAGCAATGCCGCCTTCGGCCAGTTCAGCTATACCAAAAAACTGACTGATGGTTCCTATGACCACGCTAGTGGCAGCACTTATGTGAACCGCCGCCGTATTTATATCAACGGTTTCGATGAGGGCGGTAACTCTATCCTATACACTGGAGAAATCCAGTTGGCGAGTAACCAAAACCTCGGCTTCAGCAGCCTAGACGATCGGTCTAAAGTATTTGAATGGGATACCAATGAGTCGGCTTGGTACGTTAAGGTTCGGACTGGCGATGTGGTCGAGGAAACCACTGATGACGATGGTGACGGCTATTTACTCAAGCGTCTAGACTACGCCTTCAGGTTTAAGCTCGCCCCCGGTACCGCTCCCAACACCGCCATCTCCGACATCGACTTCATCTTCGACCGGTCGTCGATCAAGATTATCCGCGCCGTCGATGCCCGTAAGAACGATGAGAGAGTGTATCGGGTAATTCTTAGCGGTTTCGATAAGCTTCTCGCCGGTGTCCGTCGGCCTCAGCCTTACTATGTTCTCGAGCGCCAAGAGGCCGCATCCAGTGAGGCGTTGAACGGTTCGGCAGCGTTGGCATCCGACCCCCTGACCATCACACAAATCACCCCGTACAACGATATCTTCAGGCCTGGTGTCCAAAGCCCCCTCGACCTAGATAAGTTTGTCACCTATCTTACCAATGGGTCCACCGCTCGCCAGGTCTTCACCGCCGACGTATTCCCCTCCATCAACCTAGACGAACCCGAACTAACCGAAGACCCAGCCGATTCTATCACCAAAATCGCTCTCGAACTCCTCAAAGAGCGGCCTGGCATCTATTTCGATGGCGAGATTGCCCCGGGCACTGAGCGCTTTGTGATTAAGGCTAGGTCGAACAGCACAACGCCCGGCATCCTCATCAACCTGCGCCGACCCAGCGTCATCCGCGCATCCGGCCACACCTGGGAATGGACAGGCTATCTAAACTACGATACAGCATTCCCGACTTTCCAGGGCGACCCCCTAGAGGCAGAATACGCTCTCGGTAAGATTATCGTCGAGGAGAATGGTGGCCGTGTCTATGCTACCGGCATGAACGAGGAAGGCAGCTACTATATTGGTACGACGGTCTTCGATTTGCGCTCTGGCGAACAGTTCTCCATCCCCCTCAAAGCGGACACCGAGCCCGGTAACGTCACCAACCAAGTCCTAAACAATGTGATCATCAAGAACACTCTCTTGATGAATGATGACAGCAAGATCATCTTGAACGATGGCACGCAGATCATCTTAAACAAAAATACTGAAATCGTATCCAATACGGGGCCGATTACGCCGGATACTAAGGCGAAGTCGTATGCCACAGAGGAATATGCCGGCTTCGTTCAGTTGGCCAAGCGCCAAGATATCGAAGGTGCACGGAACCTCATTGGTCTGAAAGGCGTATCGGATAAGGTGGTCGTATCTGCTCTACAGCTAGCCCAGGAGCTGGATACCCGCCTCTCCGGCTTCATTACAGCGGGTGAAGGCGTCAGTGTACAGGTGACCCCAAACAACGCTGGTACTGATAGCCCCGACGACGACTTCAATACCTACGAAGTCTCGATTGGCCAAAATGTGGCTACCAACGCCAATGTAACATTCAACACAGTCACCGCCACCTCCGACATCTGTGCGTTCTCAGATTTTAGGTTGAAGCAGAATGTGACTTCGCTGACCGAATCGCTAGAAAAAGTCGAAAAGCTGCGTGGTGTGTCGTATGAGTTGAAAGCCGACCCCGGCACCGATCACCTCGGCCTGATCGCCCAGGAAGTAAAGGACATCGTGCCCGAAGTCGTCCTACACGATTCGGCCTCCGACATGTATAAAGTGTCCTATCAGTCCCTTGTTCCCCTGCTCATCGAAGCGGTCAAGGAGTTGTCTGCTAGAATTAAGAAGCTAGAGGATAACTAATTCATGACAGCCGCTTATTTTAAGGGTAATGGCGACATCGTAGTAGCCAAAGGAATAAAGAAGGTAAAGGTTACTCTAAATATCCGCTGGAATGACCAGAATCTGGCCGATGGCCTTGCCCTGGTATCTGCATCTTTGGATCAAGAGGGTAAGGAGTTTAACTGGAGTAGGAGCATAGAGAATGATACGGGGTCAGCCAGTCGCTCAGTAACTCTTTTTGCTACTGCAGACAGTAATAAGATCTGGTCTGTATCGTATCAAAAACGGCCAGGCGGATTTATCATGAATAACGAGCCTACAACTCCTGCTGGCAAAAGGGGAGATAGTGAAGTTTATTTTTACGACGAAGACGGTACAGACAAGAACGCTAATATAGCATTAACTTTTAGTGAGGTAGAGTATTTCCCACTTGTTCAGAGTCCTATTACCTCCGAAAGAGAAGAAGGACCGGATACTTGTCCTCCTGGTCCCTGGTCAGAGCCTGTTCCCCCTTCTTGCGGTGTTCCTCCTACCGGAATAAACTCTAGCGGAGGGTTACAAATTAGTAAGACTGGTCAAAACCAAATCACCCTGAACCTCCGAAACTACGCCAATAAACTGGTCACCCTCAAGATCACACACCAGACCTCCGCATCCTGGACTCAGTCTTTTAGCTTTAATATTCCGAATTGTTCTGATATTAGCCCGAACACTGGCGGCACTCCGTATGCTAAGTCAGGCTACTCGAATGATAATATCTCTGGAACAAGTACCTTCTACGTCTACAATATCGATGGTGGAGACTACGACTATGTGTTTAACCACGGCTCGGTGCCTGGTCCAGCCCCCTCTCGTCAGCTTTTTAACCGCGAATCTAGCCGATCCTGCAACGAAGACGGATCCGAGTGTACGACCACCTACTTCTGTGTTCCAGCCGGCATCGAATACTTTAGCCCCTGGCCATACTGCCCCACAGGTGTCGCTATCTCTAAGAATGGTGGTGACCGGGTCCAATGGCAGTATGAGGATGGGGGCGGCGGCAACTACGATGACCAGTACGTGACTGTCGAGGTAGTAAGTGTCCGCAACGCGATTAGTGCGACGGGTCCGGTGTGTACTTCCGCATTGAAAGCAAATGTTTGGGTTCCCGATTCTACTCAAGTAGGGGCGGTGGGTAATTGTGTCGGTGACTATCGCGATCACAGCGCGAAGATCCGCTTCCGCATACCTTCACTCAGATCGTCAAAAACTTCATTGCCCGATCCTATCTGCTACGGGAATTTCCGTAACATCGCTGGAGCTTTGGCTCCAGATCAAGAACTCGGATCATTGAGTTCGAAGTATTCGGTTCTCCATATCTTTGACAGCGATGTCAACCAGAACGTCTCTCTGGTATCAGATACCAACCTTATTGTCACAGCCAACAACCTTTCTGATGCATATGTAAGTCCGTACAACGAGGCTGACCCTTCCACCAACGCCAATCTCGGTACTACGGACCGGAGATACTACAGTGTGACGTTTACCGATAATACGGTCGTACAGCCAGGGGCCAGCAATATCAATGTGTTTGTGGGCCAAGACGTTACAGCGGACGGTATTAACACACCTGTCACTGTATTCAAGAAGACTCAGATCAATACAAATACCGTAGGTGTCTGGTTCTATATCTCGCACGTCGACAAGATTCAGTTTACTGACGATATACTACATGTGTTCGATGACACCGCGGACACAACGAACACCGAGCTCTCCGACCTCTCATCTCCTCAGATTATTGTTACACCTCAGAATCCAACCGATCCTGGCGGAGGCACACTAGACGACCTAAGCAAGAAATACTACGAGATTGAGTTTCTCGATGAGACTATCGTAAACGCTGATGCTTCTAACATCAATATTGTGATTAACCGAAATCTTACTGCGTCCGGAATCTCCACTCAGATACAAGTCTCTAAGATATCTAGGGTTGATGATAAGACCGTGTGGGTTTGGTTCCGATCCTACGGTGAAGAGTGGGAAAATACATACGTCAGCAACTGGTCGGTAAACCGCTCGAAGGACGTAAACTATAGTGGGAATACGTTCGCCCGTAGTTGGTATCTTGAGAAAACTGACTAGAGAAATGGCTAGACCTCGGACACGTCCTCCCCGGTGGTGGGGAGTTTTCACCAGCTCGTTGCCGAAATTCAATGTTCCTTGGATCGAGCCGAGGGAGTGGACCCCAGCGCTCGCTAAGCGTTGGGTAGATGCCATACCCGCCAAGTGCCCTTTTGAAAGGGAGTGGCGCGTAGCGGGCGTCCTCGTCCTCTACATTCCTCCTCTGTGTCCCCTTAACCCCTTCAGCACCCAGCTCTACAGGCTTCGGATCGAGGCCCAGGCGTATTTGTTAAGAGAATCTAAAGATCGGGAGTAGGCCTCCCACGGTGGCTCAGCCACCGTGCTACAATATCAAAGGGTAAGCGTAGATAGCTGCCCCACCAACCGTAAGTACCAACCCAATGGCATCAGCAACAACGTTTACCGTCAACACTATCCAGGTAGGGACCGGCTCCCCCGACCTCGCCCCCCTGGCTGGACGTCTTTACAACAGCCAGTTTACCAGCCTTCCTAATTCTTGCCTGCCCAAGTCGGTCCGCAAGAGTCTCGATAAAGTCTTCCTCGCCCTAACCGGCGAAGAGCTTCCCCTCGACGAAGGAACTTTCCTGATCAAAGCAGAGGATGGCGTCTACGCACGTCTCTTCGGCCCGATCCTCAAGGCCGGTTCAGACGATGTGGAAGGAACCGAATCCGGTTCAGCCTACATCCAATGGGGCAACCGTTACATCCCCGTATCTCTGGGGAAAGAAGGCGTAACGGTCCAGATCAACGGTCAGCCCGTCTCCCTCGAAGCGGAATTCTCTGAGTTCAACTTCAGTGGACGCGGCAACGACCCTGCCCTGATGATCGCGGTCGACGAGGAAGACGGTAGCGGTCAGGTCATCCTGCCCGTCGCCGTCCGCTTCGTGGACTGGGAGAATCCGACGGATACCAAGACTCTCAACGCCATGCTCAAGAAGGGCAAGGAGGCTGAGATTCTTACTCTTGTCCAGCAAGCCTCACCGCGCGGTAGCGGTGGTGGTGGTGCTAACCGTGCCGACCACGACATCGAGTTCCGTGACCTCGAAGAGGGCATGAGCTATGAGGTGATTAGCTACCGGGGGTGTGAAACTAAGTACGGTCAGTCGTACCGTATCATGCTGGCTAACTACCCAGCCGAAGGCGAAACAGCCGAATGCTGGGCTCACAGCACTCTTCGCCCGCTTCTGGCCACCAAGCCTGAAATCAGTGAGGAGAACCCCGCAACTCTCCATATCAAGGAGAAGACGGTCAGTGAGAAGGACGGTAAGACCCGGATCCGTTGTTCGATGATTCTTAGCGCACAAGCTGAGGTCAGTGATGACGACCTCGATCTGAACTTCTGACACGCTCCGCGTGTCAGCGGCCCGGGGTAACTCCCGGGCTTTTTTTTATCAAGATAACCTCACCCCGTTGAAGGCTATGTAGAAGTAACAGCAACATCTGATGACTGAAGACAATACAGCACCGTATGGCTGGACCTCTCTCGACCCGGAGTCCGTGTCCTACGACTTCGGCGAGGCGAGATTTGGCACGGGCCCCAATGATATCCCCGCCAACGATACCGGCACCGATGGGAAATCTCAGGAAGATGAGTACCACAGCGTGAATGTGAGCCCGGACTCCAAAGGTGTGGCGAAAACCGGTGGCGGCGAAAAGTCGAGCTACGGCGGGACGGATGATTATCGGCCAGAGGCCGGCTCGAAGGATCCGGGCGATACTGGCTCCCTCGATCTCCCAGTCGGCCACGTCGTTGTCGAGAATGGTATGGCGTCGAGCCGGAACTATTATCTCGTGCAGGATATTAAGTCGGAGAAATTCTACACTGTTGTGCCCAATTACAAAGACGGTGAGCAGTATAAGTCGGCGATGAAGTCTGACCGTACATCCGCCCTCGCCGATGCCTACCGTGTGCTCGCCGCCTCTCTGCCCGACTCCGCCCTCGCCCAGCTCCGAGAGCGCTTCCCTGAAACCCTTGCTCTTAACAATGTCTAAAGCTACGTATCGTGGTGTCAAGTATGATACCGAAGCCCATCAGGACGCCCATAGGGCGTGGTGGAACAAGATCCACTGCGATGCGACCCGCTGGTTCGTGTACCGAGGCCAGTCGTACCGCGCCTACGACCAATGCGGAATCAAAGATTCCGTGCTATACTGATAGGTATACCTAATACGTCCCATGTCCATCCTCTCTCACACCCCAATGCTGTACAAGACGAAGTCGGGTTATGAGTATCCCGAGTTCTTTGAATACTACCAGAGTGCCGTGGCGTCTGTGTGGCGACCCGAAGAAGTGGCGATGGCTTCCGATGTCAATGACTGGCACCACAACCTCTCGCAGAGTGAGAGAGATTTGATCGCTGGCGTTTTGCGAGGGTTTACGGTTGCTGAAATGGGGATCTCCGAGTATTGGGGAGATACGGTGTGTAAGTTGTTCAGGAAGCCGGAGATCTTAAGTATGGCGAGGGCATTTAGCTTCTTCGAGCAGATTCACGCTCAGGCATACAACCATCTCTCCGATACTCTGGGCATTAACGAGTTCGAAGCGTTTCTCTCCGACCCTACTGCGCAGAGAAAGGTAGAGAGATTCTTCACATCTTGTAGCTCTGAGAAGGTGTCTCTCGCTGTGTTTTCTGGCGGGGGAGAAGGCGTGTCACTTTTTGCGTCTTTCGCTATCCTTCTGGCCTTTAACAAAACCGGTCGGATGAAAGGTTTGGCGCAAATCATATCATGGAGTGTGTCCGATGAGCAAATTCATAGTGAAGGTGGCAGCGCATTATTTAGAGAGTTAGTAAAAGAGCAAGGTGTTACTGAAGATGAAATTGCAGAAATCAAAGCTGGCTTTGATACTGTAATTGAGAATGAGTATAGCTTTTTGGGGAATATCTTCAGCACAATTGATAATAGTGCTATTCCTATCTCTCTGTCTGACCTCAAAGCCTACATCAAGTCTAGAGCAAATAATCGCCTGAAGAACCTCGGACTACCTCAACTCTGCTATCCAATGTCCGCTGAGGAGATCTCCGCATCAGCATCTATTTCCTCCTGGTTCGATCCCATGGTCAAAGGTCAAACAAACACCGACTTCTTCGCTATGAGTAAAGATGGTAAAGGCTATGTGGCAAAACCAGCCCAAGATTTCATGTCAGTCGATCTCAGCGCACTGGATCTCGAACTCGTGTAGCCATGCCTTACCCCTTCCCCAAGCCCTATCGCCAAGAGCCTAACGGCCCATGGATAGTGCATGGGGAGAAGGGGATCCGGACTTTCACTGACCCAGAAATAGCCTGGTCGACGTATCAATTTGCTAAATTGGCTTACGAAAAGAAACACCAACATGAAACCTAACAAGAACGTTGATAAGGATACAGGGTATATGCGCGAAGCGCATGGTACAGCGTGCCTGATTACCGAAGTTGGCAAAGCTGATCGCTTACTGGAGCTAGCCCATAAGCGTAGAGTCAATCGAGAGCGTATGATCCCCATCGATTCCTGGGACATTTAGATCAATGGACATCAATATCAATGTTCCGGAGGGATGGCAGATCGGTGAATCTGATGACTCCGAATCTTTCGAGGAGATCCCCGACATCGACCCGGCCGATGCTAAACGCGAACAGTGGAAGGCTTGGAAAGACTCACCGTATCAGATTAGTGATATGGGGCGTGTCCGGCGTGTCCAGCAGAATGGAGGTGTGAAGTACCGGAAGCCCCGTTCCGACGATCGAGGCAAGTATCGCGTAAACCTGACATGGGAGCGTAACGGTGTTCCGTATCGCGAAGAACCGTTCCTGCATCAGATGGTGATGTCTGTCTTCGGTCCTGAAAAACCGGCCGGCGATCACATCGTCGTTTGTCACAAAAAGCCAACAGGACCAGATGGTAAGCCGGACAACCGCCTCAGCAACCTATACTGGTGTGACAGGAGCCGGAATGTCGAGGACGCATGGGACGACGGTCTGATGGATTCTGGGGCGAAGTGGAAGTGAGAAGGATCAGGCCGAGGTACGGGTAAACCCTTACTCTTCCCCTTTATCAATTATTCCTCCTGGTGGGTTACAGACGGCCTGCTGATAGGAGATTTTGCGTCTGAAATTGTTCTTATTACCCTGCACCAATGTCCTTCGACATCGACAAACTCCCCACCCACCCTAACTGGCTAAGCGAAGAAGCTCAGCAGACCTTGTCGAAAGGTTATCTGCTGCCGGGTGAGACTCCACGGGACATGTGGAAACGCTGCGCGTTGACAGCGGAAAAGCACCTCAAGAAGCCTGGCATCGGTGAAGACATCATGGAGATGTTTTGGCTCGGCTACATGGGCGGAGCAACACCAGTCCTGAGCAATTTTGGGACCAATAGGGCATTGCCCGTGAGTTGTTTCGGGCATACAATCTCCGACAGTACCTCCAGTATCTACAGCCACCTCAAAGAAGTTGCATCTCTTAGTAAGTATGGTGGTGGCGTAGGAAGTTATTTTGGCGAATTACGTCCTGGCGGGTCTCCTATTAGCGGTGGCGGTAAGTCCGGATCCATCGTGGACTGGATGCGCCTTTACGACCGCACCGCAGCCACTGTGTCGCAAGGCAATACCCGGCGCGGATCCTTCGCCCTCTACCTCCCCATCGATCACCCAGATCTGATGGACGCTTTGCGTAGCAAAGATCATAGTCAAGGAGATCCGAGGAATTTCATCGACTCAAACCTCGCTGTCACTATCCGAGACGAGTGGATCGAGGAGATGCTGGCCGGTGACACGGAGAAACAGAAGATCTTTGCGGAGGTATTGAAAGCCAGAATGATCTCAGGATCACCTTACCTTACCTTTATCGACAATGCCAACAACCACAGGCCTAAGTGCTTTGTTGATAGGGCTCTGGAGATTATTCAGAGTCAACTTTGCAGCGAAATCTTCTTACCTTCCGATGAAAATCACACTTTTAGCTGCCTCCTTAGCTCGGTTAACCTAGCAAAATACGACGAGTGGAAGAGCTGGAGGGGACAAAATACCGGCAAGACTGTCCCTGAGCTAGGGGTTTACCTACTCGATGCAGTGGCTGAGGAGTTCATTCACAAAGCTTCCAGGCTACCGTCCATGGGACGGGCTGTTCGATTCACTAAAAAGGCCCGAGCCCTTGGTCTAGGAACCATGGGTCTCCATGCCCTCTACCAATCCCGAGGCCTTCCCTTCGCCTCAAAATCCGCGAGAGAGTTAAATATCGAAGTCCACAGGTACATCGATGAGATGTCGCTCAAGGCGTCGCAGGATATGGCAGTGGAATATGGTGAGCCGGAGTGGTGTGAGGGACACGGTGTACGCCATGCTACCCGCCTGGCCATCGCCCCGACCAAGACGAACTCTGTGATTTGTGGTGCGGTGTCGGAAGGCATCGAGCCGCTAACCGCCAACCTCTTCGTTGCCGGAAACGCCAAAGGAACCTTCGTCCGTCGGAACCCCTACCTAGAGAGCCATCTCGAGGCGATAGGTAAGAATAATCAGGAGGTCTGGGACAGCATCCTGGAAGAACGGGGTAGTGTCCAACATCTCGACTTCTTAAGCCCTCGGGCGAAAGAGATCTTCAAGACGGCGAGGGAGATCGATCAGTTCGAGATTGTCAAGCAGGCAGCGGATCGTCAATCGTATATCTGTCAAGGACAATCCGTCAACCTCTTCGTCGACCCCGAGGCTGACGCCTCGTACCTGATGCGCCTACATCTCTCGGCTTGGAAAATGGGCCTGAAGTCGCTATACTATCTGAAGTCTACCTCGCTGCAGGTAAAGAAAAGCAGGAAAAAAGCCGAGACCTCGCAGAACATCGCGATGGTGGTCACTAAATCCGATTGTCCCTGGTGCGTAAAGGTTAAGGAATTGTTAAGTGCTAAGGGATATGTGATCCAGGAGATGGATCGCTCGGCTATTGCAGATTCTGACTGGCCGTATCAGACGGTACCCCAGGTCTGGATCAATGGCAGCCACATCGAGGGAGGTTATGAGGGCGTCGCCGCTATGCTCGGCGAAACCGAAGATAATCCGTACGGCGAATGCTTAGCCTGCCAAGGCTAACCCACTTCGTGCTACAATATCCTCATAAACCCCGCACCTCTCGTGGTCTCACCTATCTTCTATGTTCGCCCTGGAGACGAGTCCTTCGTCCCTCAAGTTTCCCATGCCGGCGAAGACGCAGGAGCGGATATCCGCGCCCATGTCACTAACACCTATGATCGCGACGATGCCATTGATTTCTATCGCGACTTCGAGTCGATGTCGTTGCGGCACGGGACGAGGTTGTATGTAGATGGCGAGGTATTCACCTCGGAGTCGGAGAGTGACTTTCTCGACGTACTCGACCAGTGTGGTGGCGCAGTCCTGCTTGGCCCTGGCTGCACGGAGTTGGTAGAGAGCGGGTTTAAGGTTATCGTGCCGAGCCTGAAGAACCTTAGTTTCCCCTGGAACTCGATGCTATGTGTATATAAAATCGTACCGAGATCAGGGTTGGCACATAAACACGGCATTGTTGTTACGAATTCCCCCGGCATAATCGATGCGGGGTACCAGGACTGGGTTAAGGTCTCGCTAACCAACACACGAGACAACTACCACGTCTTTACTCATGGATCAAGGATCGCTCAGGGGCTCTGCGAAGTGGTCCTGGACCAATCCGGTAACCAGGCAACCACCAACGAAAGCGTATTTAGTGTGACTGGCCGGGCAACCGGTGGCTTCGGATCAACCAAGGTGTGAAGCAATCTTTGTACCCCGACTATCTTCCCCGCTTCTGCCCGTATTGTGGCGGGCGGGGATTTTTTCTAACTCGGAGAGATCCGGACAAAGTGGTAACTCCAGATGTTGTTGTTGAATGCAAGTTTTGCGGAGGTACAGGTGAGAGATACGTTCCCAGATCCTGACACCAATGTTCTGGTCCTCAATTTTGATTACACCCCCCTCAACATAGTCCAGGGCAGGAGAGCGATTGTTCTTTTGCTCAAAGACCGGGCGCAGAGGTTGTCGGAGAAAGTGATAAGGCTAAGGTTTTACGTCTCCATGCCTTTGAGTCGCACAGCTAGAGAGAAACCAACCAAAGCGGCGATTTATCGCCGAGACAATAATACCTGCCAGTATTGTGGTAGTACGAGGTCGTTGACAATAGACCATTTGATACCACGGTGTAGGGGCGGAGCCGACACCTGGGAAAATTTGGCACTGGCGTGTGCGGCCTGCAATACGAAAAAGGGTAGTAAAACCCCCGAGCAAGTTGGCCTCAGGCTGCGGCGAAAACCTCGACCGCCATTACCAAAGGTCGTGGAAATTGTACAGCGGTCTACCGACCCCGAGTGGTCACAATATGCGTATTCCTGCTAGAATAGGTGAAAGGTAAATATAGAACCTTCTGCCACCATGATGAACTTCACCTTCAATACCCTCGAGAAAATCGGCATTCTCGATCGTCTCTACGTCTTCGTTGCCAACATTGCCAACAAGCACGTTCTAAATCGACACAACTTCGACACCGCCTACATCGCTGATGTGTTCAACGCTGTGGATGGCTTCTGGCTCAAGTACGGGCGTACCGAGAGCTACAACGACTCCGAAGTTCGGATTATCGTGGGTAGTATCGTTGAGATGCTCAGAGATAATAGCCTCAGCAGCGATGAGGTCCGGAAACTTAGCCGCTACGTGATGGCTAAATGGAAGCCGGAGGTGGCGGAGCAGAAGGTTACCACGCCACCTGAGACGCTCCTTCCTCCCTCAATCGAAGAGGTCGCGACTAAGTCGGTTGAAATCTACCGCGAACTTCCTCCTAACAACCTTGATGTCACCGACTTCGTAGCTGCAGGCACCAAGATCATCGCTGAGAAGCTACCCAAGAACGAGATTCTTGGCACCATCCTTGGTGCGTTGAAAGCTAAGTGAGAGAATACGTATAGTGATGACAAACCACTTCGAGAAGCCCAAGGACTGGAACGTAGCACCGCAGTCCAGTTGGGTGTCCGGTACGCCTATTGGTCAAGATAACATCCGGATGCCGAACCTCGGCGACCCGGGCTCGCACGAAAACGCATCGGCGCCCGTCTCCTTCGGCGATGATGAACCTCAGGCCGAAGGCCTAGCCCGAATCGGCCCGGGAGGAAAGATGATCGCTCCGGGGCAGCCTTGCCCTCCCGGCTACAAGAGCGAGTCGGGAGCGTGTATCCCCGATCCGAAGTCCACAGCATCGTTGGAGTCCAGACAAAAAGCGATGCGAGGTGGGGAGGAGGAAAAGCCAAAGGCTGATAAACCTGCAAAGCCCTCCAACTTCGATCGAGATGTACCCAAAGCACCCGAGACGGATCCGCAGGTCCGTCGCATTGCGAAAGGTGGTTGGAAAGCACGAGGAGGAAACTAATGGTCGAGAAGTTACAGAAGCCGATTCGGTTCGACAAAGATGTCGATGTCCTCGTGGTCGCTCGCGATGGCGAGAAATTCTTCGTCTCTAACAAAGATGCGAGTCTCGACCTCCCCCTTTCCGAGATGAACATCCGCTCCCTCTTGGAGTGGTCGATTATTACGAACTACCCCCTGCGAAAGTTCGTTCGCGCACAGCGTGTGTTGTCTGCGAAGTTTATGGGCACCTGAACCTTCGGCTACCACCTAGGGGTCTGATCTGTTACAATGCAGACATATAACCAACCCCTATGGACCCTGTACTCAAGGATAAGTGGCTCGAATCAGAGCTAGACCGGCACGACAAGCTCCCCCTCGTGGTAATCGACTTCAAAGTGTATGCCCACGCTGTCCATTCCTTTACCGAGTCAGCACTGGACATCGTCCAGGACGATGAGGCGAAACTCCGGAAAGTGGTCCGGGCATTGTGGGCTTATAAGCTAAACCGAGGCATTGATAGTCTGCCACCTCGAGACTTCACAGCAGTTGTTGTTGATGACCACAAGGGGGAATTTGAAGATACTGGCGTATACGGTTACTGGAGAAGCCAAGAAGCATTTCTTTTGGGGATGCCAGAATACAAAGGCGGACGTCCGGATAAGCCTTCGTTGTTTCCGATAATTCTCGAAGAAGGCTATAGGTACCTGAAGTCGCCGGGGTCGACCTACCACTTTTTCGATAAGGAATACTACGAGGCCGATGACATCGCCGGCAAGATCTCCCGTATCCAACGAACTGATCCAGTCAGTGATCGGTATGTCTTGTTGTCTACGGTCGATGGAGATTGGCAAGGACTAGTCTCCGACGAACACCGCATAGTTTGGTGTAATACCGGCCCCTGGATTCCGAGAATCCGCACAGAGGCTGAGGTGTGTGACTACTACCTTCGGAAGGAGAAACTCAACATCTCTACCGCTCGCGAAACCTACACCGTGAAGGTAGAGGTTGGGGATGCGGGAGATAATTTATTGCCTGGGACACCTTTACGCTTCTTCGACCTCTACGAGGAGGATGAGGTCTGGGGCTGGACAGCCGAGGAGGAGGCTACCCTGAGGGAGATATTGTCCGATACGAAAGCCTCAAACCGTCCCGACCATCTTGAGAAATCCGGACGCTACCTCCAATCTCTCGGCATGTTCCTGCCCGAGATCCCAGCCCCTAGCCCCTACGACATCCTGACATTCTCCGAAAAGGCCAAGAGAGAGCGTCGCGAAGCGCTGAACCCAGACCTCAAGGGTCTGAACAAAAAATATTGTCTTAACCTGGTCAACGACGCGGACTTCCAGAAGTGCGCTAAGATAGCGGCTGACGACGATGCGGCCCGGGAGCAAATCAAGGAGATGGAGAAGCTGCGGAAGATCAACCCCGCATCGCACAACCCAGGCCTCCTCGAGGCCCTCAAAGAATCTCGCAAGGACTACAAGGTCGCCCTGCTCCGCTATGGTGCGAAGGTAGATGGCTAAGGCAAAGAATGAGTCGGATGAGCTGCTGAAGGCCAAGGGTCCAGCAGCGAAGTATGCTCAGGTCATAGCGAATCTCGCGAGTCACGGCTTCTTTTTGAAGGTCAATCTCGATTCGAAGCTCACATCATTTCACGACCTGTACGAGAGGTATAATCCCTACCAAGCGATCACACGATCCGCTCCGAAGGGGATGAACTATCCCGAGTGGTTTGAGTTTCTCGTGCCAGCCTCGGAAACCACCCTCGAACTCATCCAAAACGAACTACTGAGCGACGATGGCATATTCCAGATGGATTCGGATTCTCGGGATTTTGTCAGTCCGTTGTTTATTTATCGCTCCGGAAGAGCGTCTGAGGTGACGGACTACGTCCTAGGTGTGGAGAACCTCAAAGCGCTGAGGCACAAGAAGATGGGTGGGGGGTCATATCGTCTCGGAATAGCGTACAACCCCGCCTCCATCGAGGCGGAATTTCGTGCTCGCACCTTGAGCGATGTGTACTCGTATGTTCCTGAACTGGAATGGTTTGACCGGCCAATTCGGAACCTGAAGTTCGAAGACATCGTGACCATCTTCCCGCCCGCCGAAGCCGAGATGTTCAAGCTGATTATTGGTAGGGCGTGTGTAGGCCGAAATGGGGCGATCCATCCTGGAAAGGATACACCCATCAAGCATGGATTCCGCAAAGCTGGCATTATTGTTGGTGAGCCGGGCGTCGGTAAAACCACAATTCTCAACGGCCTCATGAAAGCCATGCAATACTGTGGTTACAATGTGGTGAATATGGGTGATTTTGGGTCGAGGTTTAACCAGGGCGCGGTGATCAGCTCTCATTTAGCCTACAATGATGATTTGACTCAAGATTCTCTCGAAAAGATGCTGAAGGCTCATAGCTTTAAGTCGGTGGTCACCGGGGGGACGGAGAAAGTCGAGAACAAAGGCACTGATGCCATCGAGGTCGTATCGAACACCGTGATTATCGCCAACTGCAATGAGGTGAGATCGGAGATCTCATATAGCCTGGACTCCGGCGCGATTAGCCGCCTCGCCCTCATCTCTACTTACCGGGCATTCGAACAAGAGGAGATGTCGGAGGAGTCCGGCCGAGACATTCACCCTGTAGCAAACATCAAATTCCTCTGCAAGAAATACGGCGTAGACGAGGTGACCTTGTTCATGCGTATCATGCGCCATTGTACGGATTTCTTCCTCGATAAGATCGAGAGTGGCGTAGATGTACACTTCCACAGCGAGCAGTTGTTGCCTTATCTCCGGATCCAGATCCACAAAAACGCCCTAGAGTGTTTTATCCGCTTCTGCTTCTTGGCCTATGCGATACGGGAGCAGAAGGGTCAGGGAGATTACCTGCCCGAACTAACTCTCGGCTCTCTAGCAACTACACTGGAGTGTACAAGGTTTCTGATGATCGACATGCGAGCGAACAACCTGAGGCGGAATATGAAAGCGCACTGGGAAAACACGAAGCGCGATCAGACCCACCCCTATTGGGCACAACGGAAGATGTTAATCACGAGTGTTGATAAGGCGTACGAAATCTTCAACAGCTACAAATCGGATAAAGACTTACCAATGGCGGTTGAGAGCGTCTTTAACGCGCTTACGCTACGCGATGGCTTCTCGATGAGCAAGAAACAAAGCCACATTGTGCGGACTTGGGAGCAGGTCAGGGGCGAAAAGAACAAGATTTACAGAATGGCGAACGAACTCATCGCTACAGTGACCGACCCTGAAGAGCTGAAGGCCATAGAGGATAGGAATACCCGCTGCAATGCGGCGTATCTATATGAAGCAGGCTACGATCCTCAGAAAATGTAAGAAAGAGCGGCTCTGCCTTGCTATAATCCCGTCCCGGCCCCCCCACCACCCCATGACCGCCACCATTTCTCTCGACCACGAAAGCTGGGACCACAAGCCCAGCGCGAGCCTCCAGTACCGCAAGGAGACCGACAAGTATGGGAATCCCCGGACCGAGGTAAGAGTGTTAGGAGCCAGGCTAGGCACCGAGACGGCCGAAGTAACGCCGAAGTCGCTTGCGAGGGCGGTGATGCGTGGCCAGACCTGGTCGCCGTTCGTATTCAATGTCTGCCCGGACTGGCGTCGCAGACGCCGCATTGAGGGGCTTTTTTCTAGCTGCCAGGTCCTCGGTGTCGACTACGATGCGGGCGACAGCGTTGAGGAGGTCATAGCTCAGGCCGAACAGCTAGGTATACACTTCAATATACTCCATCACTCGTTTTCGAGTACTCCCGAGCATCCTAAACTCCGTGGCATCATCTTCCTCGACGAAGAAATCACCGACCTAGATACCGCGAAGTTGTTGGCGACCGGCCTTGCCCACGCCCTGGATGGCGACCGAGCTTGTGTCGACATCGCACGGATGTATTTTGGTTCCCACCCCAATTGTATCGTACACCTGGATAACGACACTCGGACATCGATAGATGCGGTGCGGAGCTTGGCTGAGTCGGTGGGTGCCGAGCGCTACATCGTAAAACGTACCGACAACGTGCCTCGCGACTTTGATCCGGACTGGGGCACGGTAGACGATCAGCGCAAGATGTTTGATAAGCTACCAAAGGGCAAGAGAGATTTTGTCCGACGCAAAGTGCTAGGTATACTTCGCGAAATCGAGTCTTTCGATGGATCAGACGGTACTAGTCGCTACGAGTGTGTCTGGAAACGTACTAGCCGTATCGCACGTATGCCAGAGATGGTGGGAAATGTTACCTACAAGTGGGTGATGGAGCGCATAGCGAACAACCCACACTTCGATGATTGGGACAAAGATGCGGATGCAGTGGTACGTAATGCGATTGCGTGGAGTTTCGAGCACTCAGAACCTCCGGTCTAGCTCTGCTAAACCGTTGAAAGCAAGATAGAGACTAAACTTTTAGTGTACTGTGGCATCGGATTTTACCGAAGTAGATAATTCCCAGGTAGATCCTGAAAACAGGAATGACACTGAGTTTACTTGGGAGTCAACCTACGACAGTGAGGGGAATCCGGACCCTGAAGATCGCGATGACCAAGATTTTTCTTGGGAATCAGAACCAGAAGAGCCTACAACTGTAATTTTACAGCGCGGGGCTCATTACGATGTCTTAAGAGATCTAAACGCTATAACTTTTGTTCCTGGCAGTGCATGCCAGATGTCTCAGACCATAGCCTATATCCGTTACTGGTCTAGGGGTGGAACTGCTGGTAAAACTCCCGTCGAAACAGAAGAGCAGTCCAGCGCCCCAACCGATCCACAGCAGAAGCTGGAGGAGGATGTGAGCCAAGTGTCTTCTCCTGGAACCACAAACCCTACCCCCCAAACTACGCAGCCCAGCACCCGTACTATTCTGACAGTACCCGAGAATCGGGCCACTGGTAGAAGACAACCAGTACCCACACAAGTACCAGTTACAGGATCTCAACCTTCTCCGAGGTCTGGTAAGATTGTTAGTGCTAATCCATCTGGGACAGTTAATACGGCCGGAGTAACGGCTTCTCCTCCTCCCGCCGATGCGGTGTGGATGTTCCTCTTCAATCCGGAAGAACTGCAACTTAGCTCGGGGCCAGATTATAACAGGGCTGAGACTTGGGGCGTATCGGATCCTAAAAACAGCGGTCAACCGCTATCCTGGCGCTCAAACCGAAACCGGAAGCTGAGCTTCGGCAAGGTACTGTTGCATGGGTATACGTTTGGTAAGCGTGTTGATACCCTAGAGGCCGGATTACAACAGTTGTTCATGGCGAGAGATGGTGAGAACGGGTCTGATGGTCCTCCGGTCCTCGAATTTGTGTGGGGCAAGAGGGTCTTCGGCCCCTGTGTCATTCAGAACATCCAGGTCAGAGAGAAAGCGTGGGACAAGGGGATTCTCGTCAACGCCGAGGTATCCTTCGAACTCGAACAAGTACCAGAATGGACGATCAATGATGGGTATGTAGATATATTGCGGCCGGGCAGGCAGCCGCTGGTGAATGACCCCTTGCTGCCACAAGGTGACTATGAAGGTCCAGGCCCAGGAGATGAAAAAGAGAAAAATGCTAATAAAAAGGGAGGAGGTAATCCAAAACCAACAGAGGTAAGCAATCCTAGTCTTTGTAATGAATATATTAAACAAAGGTCTATTTTTCAAAAAATTTACGATAATAGTAACCCGTTGGCTTTAGGATCCATATTTCAGTCTACTAAGAGTAGAGCAGAAGGACTATCTAAACAATACAGCAGTGCCATGTATTGGCTTAATGATGCAGGGTTATACAGAAATTTTGAACCCTATATATCTAAAGTAGCTCCAGGATGTGGACCCAATATTATTACAGCAAATATCTATATAGATGAAACTCAATACACAAGAGCAATACAGTTTATAAATGGCTGCGCTAATAGAATGAGAATAGCCATAGGAACTTGGTTAGATAATGAAGGTAAAGATGGTGGAAAATGTGCCTCCCTGAGAAAAGCTAGGGAAGAGAGAGAAAGAGATGAGAAAAGAAAAGCCGAGAAAAGAAAATGTGATGAGTACAAGACTAACAGAAAACCTTGTACTAGCTCTCAATTGGGCTCAAGTATAAGTTGTGATAGTGTCCAATACAAATGCATTAGAAATTTAGACGGTAAATTAATTTGGTATTTTGGAGTTTAACATATAAATGGCAATATCAACTCTCCGCCTAAACGTAGCCGCTAACACCTCACGTGCTCTTGCGGACTTCGGTAAGTTCTCCCAATCCCTCGACAACAAATTCCTTGTCAGCGGACTAAAACTAGACTTCGTCCGAAGTGCGCTGAGTCAGATAAACCGAGACTTCACTCGGGCGATTGGCGAGCAGGGCCTGGCCAGCGCCAGTTCGCTTCGGGCGGCACAGAACCAAGCCGCATTGCTGACCCAGACCTTCAAGGGGTTCTCGGCCGCCTCGGCCATGGCCATCTCAAATGATATCGGCACAGCGCTGAACAACGTCGCGGTGAGAGCCGGTGGCACGATGAAAGATGTCCAGCGTACCCTCGCTGCTACGCCGTTCATCAGCACAAGGATCGGTGAGGATATGAGGCAAAACCTCACCAAAGGGATGATGGCCTTCCAACGCGATATGCGTCGTGCGGGACTAGGTGATAACTTCGGTGGCACAGCTCAGCAGTTCCTGATGGGTCGGGCTACGGGCATGCAACTCGTGGAATCTGGTGATCCCATGGCCGCATTTCTGGGCTCGGAGATAGTAAAACGAGCTGGTGGTGAAGGCTATGTCTTCGATCCGGCCGAGAGAAGTCGGATTTTAGCTGACATAGTTAACGACAAAGAAATTAGCGAACAACTCCGGCTGATGTCGAGACGGACGATGGGGTTCCGTATCATCCTAGAAGATCTGAACACCTATCTCTTCAACCCCGAGGCCGGCGTATTTGGTTCACTACGAAAAGTAGTGGACTCGGCTGGAAACACGACTACAATGTTCGACGAAGTCGAGAAACTCACAGAGTCGGTATTCGGCAAAGACGGGATGTTTGCGAAGTTGGTGAAGGCGATACGGTCGGTGTTTGGCGACTACGACCCGATGCGCCCATTCATCGATGGCATCCAGCTCATGCAGAGGGTATTCGGTGCTATTGGCCGATACTTCGAAAGTAGTGGGTTCAAGAGGATAGTCGAGGTAGCGAAGGACGTTTTTGATGGCATAAGCAGGGTATTTGTAGGCTTATATGAGCAGATTGGATCCGGTAACTTCGATCCAAGGCAGATTACGGAGGGGATAACAGACTTCAATGAGGCTATTAGGGAGTACATACAGAATCTAGGTAGGACGATACGGGGTGAGGATGTATCGAAGCAGAGTGAGTTTACTGGAACGATTCTCGGTACGTTGGTTGAGGAGGTCGGCAAAACTAGCATCGTATTGATCAAGGAGTTGTTCGCAACGTTTATAGACAAAGTCCCAGAGATAGCTACCAGGGTATTGCCTGCCCTCAACAACGGCATCAATAAGATGTTGACTGAAGTGTTCGGTAATGAACTGGCTGGCAAAGTGCTGAAGTTCGTATTGGGATTTGTGCCCGGACCAGTAGGACAGATCGCTCGAGCGAGTATGGCTGGAGATCTTACTGGGGGCGGAGGGAACATCTTGAGTATGTTGGCCATGGGCGGCGCAGCGTTGCTGGGCCCAGGGGCGATGTTAGGTTTAGCTGGAGGAGCCGGTCGCCTTGGGTTTGGTGCAGCACGAGCCTATCGAAGCGGCGGAGCCAACATCTATCAGAACATCTACGGCAGGGGTGAAGCTCTCGAGCAGCGTGTCAACGCCATGAGGCGTGGACTATTTATGAGCGAGACGGACTTCCTTACTCGTCGCATGCAACGATTCGCACCGAGATCAGGACTTCGGTTGCCATCACAACTTTCAGCAGTAACTCCAATCTCTTATCAATTCCCCATGGAAGGGATGATGGGGCCCGCATCTCAAATCGGACGCATAAGTTCTCGGACTTCCTCCTTAGCTGGCACTGTACCTTACGACATCCCTAGCTCTCGAATATTCCAGCCACGTATGGGACGTATCACTCCTGAGACTACAATGCTAGGTGGTTCGATGGGGTACCGGGGTCCTTCCCTCATCACCCCGCAAACCACAATGTTCCAACCTCCCACTGGTGCAGAACTTTTTCCATTCATTGCGACTGGAGGAGGAGAAGAGAGGGAGCGTAGGCTAATAGACAGTCCTTATGAGAGGGAGCGCAGGAGGAGAGTTATAGAAGAATACAAGAGAAGATATAGCTTTAGGAACAGAGCGTTGGAAGAACTGAGATACATCGCAGAGACTTCTGAATCAGATGCTGTGCCTGGATATATCGATAGGGGTCGAGCTAACGTCGCATCTAGGTTTAATCGTAGATATGGATCTGGAGGTACGAGGGCTATTTTAGGTAGGGGAATACGGGGATTTGGCCGTGGAGCACTGGTAACCGGAGCTTTGGCTGGAGCGGGGGCATTGGGTCTTGGTATCTTCGGAGGACCAGGAGCAAATGCCCAAACGATGGAAGGTCTTAATGCGGTGGGTGGTGTATTGGGAGGTGGATTCGAAGGAGCGATGACAGGAGCGGCGATAGGTTCAATTATCCCGGGCATCGGGACAGCCGCTGGCGCGGTGATAGGTGGTATTATCGGAGGCGTTGCTCCGCTGATGGATAAAGGTATTAGAGATAGTGTAGGCAAGTTTATCTCTGATCTCGGTAAGACTTTCACCGAAGGCTGGAATAGCTTTACTGGGTGGGTAAGTGAAAGCATGTCGTGGGCTGGCAATAGCCTAAAGGAAGCCCTGAAATGGGCAGTAAACGGCATCGTATCTGCTCTCAACACCACATTGTCCGCCATGACCGCTTTGCCTAGGACAATGACAGGGGCGATAAGGGGTGTTATCGAGTCGATTAAAGTGCCTTTCCCAGGCAAAGAAACCGCTCTCAAAGCTCTGGGAGGTATCGAAGGGTTCTTCTCTCCCCAAATCCCCACTTTTGCCTCAGGCAAAGACTACGCCGGTCCCGCTCTCGCCCTTGAAGCCAGGATGAGCGGACGACGCCCAATGGTCGTCAATGATGGGGAGTTTGTCATCCCGAAGGATGGCTTCCCGATATTGGCGGGGCTGGTTGGTCAGAACTTACGTTCGACTGGCGTCATCGGCTCGGCGAATAACAACACACCTACCCAAGTAAACGTCAGCCTGTCGCTGACCGCCCACTCCGTCGTCGCCAATGCCGATGAGCTCGTAGAGACCATGCGCGAACCGGTATATAAAATAATCTCTGATGCGATCAAGGAGGCTGAGAACTCCCGGATCTCCCGCACTGCCACAGCATAATGATTAACAACATCGTCACGTACCCCAACCGCATCGATACGGCAGAACTGAGCCGGATCAAGAATAACTTCAGGCTTCGTGACCGAAGTAATGCGGACCGGTATGAGGAACTCAAGAGGGAACGGTCTAACCCGCAAGTTTTATTCGATCGCCTTGCGACACCCGAATCGCTGGAACGCAATACGTTGAGAGGCTTATCTTACCCTCTCGCATTGGATGGCAATGGTGGTCTCAAAGTGACCTATGGCATCGAACGCATCGGCCAAGCCATCCAGGAGGTGTTCGAGACTCGAATCGGCGAACGCATCGGTAGCCCGTTTATGGGTGTACGGGAGCTGTTGTTCGAAACGATTAGTGAGGACGTAGAAGCCCAGAGTATCAAGAGGCAGTTGTTGGCTGCGATTCCGTATCTACGAAATGAGAACCTCTCCGTATCTTTATCTCTCGGCGAAGATGGAACCTGCTACATCGTGGCGAAGTACGCGGTGGAGGGGTTAAGCGATGTGTTGGTTCGGTATAACTTCAGGGCTGCGTAATCCGCAGGGTTACGGTTGAAAGCTATATATGGCGACTCGATCGAAACTACGGGACTTCAGTAACTTCGGAAACGACGCCCAAGAGATGATCTTGAATCAGCTCGGGGCCATCGACCTGGAGCGTATTGGGCCGAAGTCCATTGCGACGATGGGAAAAAGTCTCATCAAACTCATCGCGCAGAGCCATAGTTACCAGGCCGAGACAACCGACCCGATTGCGCAGGAGAACTGGATCGCTGTCCGCGAAATGAGCCTGTCGATCCTGGAGTCGATACTACTACGTTTCCAGGAACTCAGCGACCAGGCCGAGATCGCTGAATGGGATCGCTCCTCGGTGCTCAGTCTCCTCGCTGATATCACCAAGGTGTGTCACGACGAGCAGAAACGAACAGACGAACAACTTCGGAGCGAGGCTGGCAAAGAACTTAGCGACGAACTACTTAACGAGATTTTGGGATCATGATGAATCTGGATGGCGCGAGGGCAAGCGAAGGAATGATGGGCATTCTGAGTCCGGCCAAGCCGAAGAAGAACACTAAGCAGCCCGATGTCCCTGGGCCCACCAGCACTGATCCCGTATTCTCAGGCGAAGAAAAACCCTTGAACATCGAGGTGCCTGAGGGGTGGAAAATAGGTTGAAAGCTAGGTAGAGATATACGCAGATGGATTTTCAAGACCAAGATACGCAGCAGCAGGGGAAGAATCCCTTCAACGCTAATGTCCTGAAGGGCGGTCAAGTCGATCCGAGGTCGAAGCTGTATCAAAGATCGGTTGCTGGCCGCGAAAAGCTCGATGAGATGCTAAGTCGTCTCTGGAGCGATGGCATGGACGAGGCCGATGTATTCATGGCTGGCGTCAAGGCACTGACCAGCCGAGATAAAGGCTACGTAGGAGCCTACCTTGATTCAAAGAACCCCGGACGACGATATCAAGAAAACGAAGCAATGGCCATCACCGACCAGGTGATGAAGAATCTGGGCATCGGTAGCCACCCCGGGAATCGACTAACCCGAGAGAAAGACGAGGAAGGTAAGGCGAAACGGAAAGAGGAAGCTACGGCGAGAGGTGGTTATGGGCCCAAACAGGCGCCTGGCAAGAAGGCGATGCCGGTAGGACAGCAGCGGAAAGAAGGTAAGCGTGAAAGTACCGGTCAACCCGTCGAAGGTAGTCAGCGTGAGGGCTTGGGCCAACCTGAAACCGGCCCGAGATCGGAGTGGCAGAAGACGTTGCAGGATCGGATGGAGGGCAAGGCGACCACCGCCGATGTTCTGCAAGAATTTCAGAAACAGTATCAATCTAAACTCTCTCAGTCGCCCGAAGCTCAGGCGAAAAGAGAAGAGAAGCAGAAAGGTAGACGAGATGAGCTGAGACAACGCATTGCTGAGGATAAGCGTCTCCAGGACCGCGAAGCGGTTGCGGAGGGTCCGGAACCCGAGACCGAGGGTCCTACCCGCGCAATCGAAGGCCGTATCAAGCAAGATCTTGGCAACGCATTCAAATCGCAATACGATACATTCCGCAAAGGCCTTATCGATGCGGAGAAGAGAAAATCGAAGGGGGCTTGGGACCCCAGCAAAGAGAAGTATATCCAACCAGAAGAATCTCAGCTACGCGATCTAATCGATCTGGCGATCGAAGATACCCAGGAGAAGCATGGTAACATCGATGCTGAGTCAGCCAAATCGCAGCTTAGAGACTATCTTGTAAATACTCTGGGTGTCGACCCCTACGAAGAAGAAATCCCTGCTGCGCCCGAAGCTCAGGCTGCATCAACCAAAGGCGCTGCTGCGCCCGAACCAGAGGATGAGGCTAAGCCTGGCATTCCTCCTGACCAAATTACTAACCTCTTCCGGGCAAAGTACAACCAAAATAAAAAAGATGCCCTTGAACGTGCGAAAGCAGCGGCGAGGAAGGCTGGTCAACTAGCACCTAAAACCGCTAAGCTTACTCCCGACGACCTGGAGTACATTGCGCAAGAGACTGCGGACGATTTGGGCACGGATCTAGATACAGCTACTAAGGCGATTAACGAAAAATTTGGATTAAATATTGGCGGCCCGCAACAGCAACCAGAAGAAAGTGCTGCGCCCGAGGCTCCGACTGCTGCACCAGAGCCAGAAGCCCCCTCTCGTCGCGAAGTCACTAGCAAAGGTGGATTCAAAGCACCAGCCCAGCAGGCCGGAAGAAAGGGTGGTGGCGGATTCACGCCTAGTCCTAAAGAGCTTCGAGCTGTAAAGGAGAAGGTAGCTAAATCAACTCCCGAACAAATTATTAAGGAGTTTAAACAGGGCACATTGTTCCCAGCCGGATTGACTACTGAGACTTCAGCTACCAACCCGCTGGAGGGAGGTTCAGCGGCTACGCCTGAGCAGACTCCTGCTCCCGAAGCGGGTGGCCAAGAACCCCCAGAGGCCGAGAAAGCCGGTGCTGCCGGACAACAAAGCATGTTCAAGATGGGGACGCTGCAGCCTAGATCTGGCAAAGGATTCGGATCGAATGTAGCTGAGACTGCTCAGCCGACTGGTGAGAAGGCTACCCAACGTAGTATTCGTGGCCTAGGACCATCGGCAGGTAAATTCAATACGACTCGAGAGAAAAAAGCCGGCGATGAGTTGCTTACGCAGAATCTCAAGAGCTATGGGTTTACTCCGAAGCAGGTCAAGGAGATCCAGAAGAGTGGTTTGACCGAGCAGGAAAGGCAGCAGATCACAAGTCGTAGGGGCAAGGAGCAGGAGGTCAAAGAATCTCAGCGTAAAGCGCCGGAGCCTGCCGAGCAGCCCGGTCTGCTTACCGATGAAGGATCGGCAAAAGACTTTACGAAGTCTGGGCCGGCCAACAAGCCTCCTACCTCTAGTCAGAAGACTTCTACTGCTAAAGGCAAGAGCCCTCTTGACCAGGTCGCCAAAGCCGTGCTGAGCGGTCTTGAGCGAGATAAGGCGGCCCGGGAGTCAGCCGGACAATTCTTTAATCGGGTCCGTGATTTGATTCAGAAACAGGCGGGCCAAGGTGCGTCGAAGTCGGATGTAGACCAGGCAGCGGCAAAGGCAATCAATCAACAAAAGGGTCGTAAGACCCGGAATAAAACGGTCAACAGTGCGGAATATCAGGAGTTCGCGCAAAGCATCCGGGCCATGATGCGTTGAAAGCTAGGTATAAGGGATTTACCAACATCTAGTCATGCCGCTCAAGAAAGGTACTTCGGACGAAGTAATTAGCGATAACATTTCAAAACTTATGGATGAGGGGTATCCTCAGAAACAAGCGATTGCTATGGCTCTGCGGAGTGCAGGTAAGTCGAAGTATGACACGAGCGAAGCTCGTGATCACGACGACGATGGCGACATCGATTCGGACGACTGGAAGATGGCTAGGGATAAGGCCATCAAGGAG